ATAGGACTCGCCCAAGTTGTCTAGTGAGGTGGCACGATAGCAATATTGCGTAGCAGGGGCAAGTGTTCCTCCAGTTGGCACGTCAGCGATGTAGCCAATACTCGGTGATGCAATTTGAGCCACGGAAAAACTGCCCAATGGGACGGCAAAAATCTTTAAGGCCGAATATAATCGTTCCTTCCAATTAAGATCATCCGGCAGATAATTGATGTATTGCGAAATACTAGTCGGTGCCCTGAAACATAGTCCCGTCGCATCCAGGCAAGCCGCTGAATCAGCCGCATCATAGGGAGGGTGGTTGCTTACGTAAGACGCAGTTTTATTTGGGTTGGAGTCCCTATAGGTCTCCAGATCGGTCGGCCCACCACCACTGTAGATGCTCGCACTTACTCCAAAATTGATTCCGCCTTTGATGGCACCTCCAAGAGTTGAGTAAAATCCTGGGAAGACCATTGTATTGTATGGCTGGTACAACGTGCCCGCACCGGGCGGTGTCGAAACCACAACAGGACTGAAAGGTTCCAAGTCCTGGTAGTAAGCGGCTGTCGGTCCACTTAGAATATTTATCCGTCCTGGAGAGGGCGGGTCGGGGGTAACGAAAATCCCGCCTAGTGGAAGGCCGTCACCGTAATACGATGCGCCCGCTGAAAGCACCACCGCGCCGCCCCAAAAATCCAGTGTCGGTGAATACCCCCCGGCAGAAGAAACCGTGTAGGAAGCTGGACTTGTCGTGGTGTCTACGAAAGTGCAAAGGTCGCCCGTGCAAACGCTCGCTTCAGTAAGTGGCCCTGACACATCCCAGTTTCCCGTGCCGTATGGAGCCGGGGTGGTGATTCCCAATCCTACTTCGATCTGTCTTAGAACCCTGTATGTGTACGCCGGATGGCCTTTTTCAAAATTATACCAAGTCGCTGTGATGTGGTTTGTGGAGTTGACTGTGGCCGCGCCGTTGGTGAGGTATCCGGCGCTGATGGGCGTCGTCGTGCCGCTTCCGTTGCTTCCGATGATGTAGTAGCCGTAATACACATTCGCCGGAGTGCCAGCCTGCGGGAATCTCGGAACTCCTCCGCCTTGCTGCCCGCCGAAATTGGATATATTCGCCCCTATCCCGATGAGTGACGCGATGCCCACGTTGCCAAGCGGATTGGTACAGGCCCCGACTTCAGCGTGAACCTGATTGATGTTATAGTCTCTAGTTATCCCACCCTCGATTCGCATCGCGTACTGGTTGTAGCCCTGGATGACTCCGCCGTTTATATGCAGATCGTTTCCACTATGAAAGTCGATTCCGTTCCCGCTGCATCCTGGAGCAAAGTTGAAATCCGAGAGGTACGTGATGCCCGCGTTGGTCATCAGTGGCCCCGGCTCGTAAAGAGTAGACCCGCAAAAGCTGGCATCGCAGTTCAAGTAATGCCCGTTGGTGAAGATGTGCCTCACGACTTGCGACTGGTCGTCAAGATTCACGATGAACTGATCGAATCCGTAGAAAGCAGGCCATGTGGACCAGTTGACGACGTTGGTAATGTCCTCAATCAGCGTTCCTTGTGCGTTATCGGCTATCGCATAATGACCTGCCGAACCCGCCCCAGGCTCCAGGGCGAGACCCCTTATGACGATGCCGTAGTTGGCCGTGGGATTGGCCAGATCACCAGCCACCAAGCAATGGTCAGATACGTCGCACAGCAGGGTCGCTCCAGAACCCGAAACTACGGTCTGGCTCTTATTCACAGTTACCCGTGCCGAAAGGATACGACAAGGCGTGGCGCTAGGTGGGATGAAAAGCGTTCCACCTCCCGTTACCGTCCCGTAAGGCACGCTCGGAGCCCAGGGAATCGCAGCTATCGCCGCCGCGAACGCCGCGCTGTCATCTGTCGTGCCATCGCACTTCGCGCCGTAGTTCATCACGTTGACCATAATCTTCGACGTAACAGCGGCACCGAAACCATCAGTACCCAGAGGATCGACTGACACTGGTAGACCTCCTCCGCCGCCACCGCTGACCAGAGACCAGCCTCCCCCCTTGCAGACAAATAGGTTCCCGTTTGTATAATCTGTATAGGTTCCATTTACGGCGCTTGCGCATGTTCCAACTGGAGAACCAGAGCCATAGGAGTTTCCGCCTCCGTTTGAGGATGGCAAAACCCCTTGCACCTGAGTTTGAAGATTGATCTTGTTCTGCGTTAATCCAGGCGCAGTCAAGAAGGCCAGGATTGCAATAATCCATGCTAATTTCTTCACACTGTTACCTCCACATCGCTCTCGCGGCGGGGTGATCGTGTTGCTTGCCGCTGACTTTGGCCTTGCGTAGCCTGAATGTAAGTTGAAGAGCCAAGCAGTCGGTCATTATAAATGGCCGCCTCACGAACGAAATTCTCATGCAGGCTAATTGATCCCTCAAAGTCGTCACCACCCATTTTCAGGCAAGCTAGGTGCTGAGCTTCATCTAGGATGGCGTCCAGTTGCTCCCGCCCAAGTTGAACAAACGCAGCATTGCTTATTGGGACGTTGGCATTCGTAACTATGTCCAGCGTAATCGAATATGGCCCTGCGGTGTCGGGCAATGGGCACGGAGCAATGAGATTCAGTCCAGCGGAGATGATCTGCTTTGGAGGCCGAACTCCACTTGGGGGAATCTGCCAAGTTGGGTAAAATGAATCTGCATCTTCTACCGCTCCGATTTGGCAATTCACACCCTGAATCTTAGCCTGAATGATGACCGGAGTAATCCTCGAAATTTCTACAAACTCTTGATAACGCTGCTGACAGTAGGCGGATCGTTTCAAATCCTTGGCTGGCCCATCCTGAGCAAGCAAGTCTGCCAAGGCTCCCCACTTCACGGCTGGACTGAGATTGTCGAGAATCCCTAACACCACACCCGTTGTCGGGTTCAAGGTTGGACCAGCGGAAGTCACAAGCAAGTCAAGGCTCCCGCTGGCAACAGGAGCAGGAATCAAGCGGAAGGAAAGCGGGGATTGCGTCACTATTTCAAATGCCTTTGGAGTTCCTGGAGTGACGTTGTATTGCGGCTGAAACGCTGTGGCGCTGAAGGCTGAGGAACGCCATAGCGGAGTTACCTTTACAATTGGCGCCGGATACCAGTCAAAGGCTTGGAGATTCCAACTGCCCGATAGAGGAGCAGGAAAGGTTACAGACATACCGGAAATCGTGTAATCAAGCCCAAGCCCAGGTTGAAGTAGCTGACCATTCTCAAATAGCTGAAAGCATCCCCCAATAGTAGGAAAGGCAGACAAGGTGAAATGCTGATGATCTCCGCTGTCCGTTATGGTCAAGATTCTTCCAGAACCAATGAACGCTTGTATGTTCCAGACACCGCTCAATGCACTTGTCAACGTGACGGTAGGGCCAAGGATTGAGTAATCGCCTGGAATTGCAAGCAATAAGCCATTCAGGAAGACCTGACAAACTCCAAGTGGACCTGAAGGCAGCATGAAATTCTGATGATCCCCACTGTCTACGAGTGGAACGAAATTGCCGATGCCCGCAAATCCCTGTAGGTTCCACACACCAGTCAAAGGCAAAGGAAATGTCAGGTTTACTCCCGTGAGTATGTAATCCGAAGCAAGCGCCTGTAGTTGACCGTTGAGAAACAGCGGGAAGCCGGAAGGATCAATATAGGTTGGAAGAGAGAAGTGTTGGTTGTCTCCTGAGTTGGCTGGTGTTGCGTAACCATAAAAGGGAATCCCTGGCAGAGTTTCAATCCAGCCCACTCTGCGAATATCAATTATCGTGTCGGGCACCAAAACAAGGTCATCCGAAGGCGTTGGGCCTATCAGAGAAAGGGTTGAAATCTTGCAGCCAGTATCCTGGATGAATTGATTGAGTGCTCTTTGCAGGGCAGCCGTTACGTCAGCAAGGGTGAACATCTCTGTGCCGACCCAAGTTTTGCCGTTTACTTGTTGGTCTGCGTTCTCTATTAGGTGGTACTGGATAGATTGCACCACAAGTGAATCTGTGACGGTTGGTCCGAGCAAAGCGGCGGGATTTTGGGGTCCGCTTCCGGTAGACCCCGAGTCTGATATGTCGTACCAAGTATTTCCAGGTAGCAGGTTAAAAGTGCAACGTCCTCTGGCGAAAGCTGTATACGCTTGCCAAGTTCTGAGAGCTTCAAAGATGTAGACTGAGAGTTCATCTCCATAGGCCGCATTCCTCCAATAAATCGACGCTGGGTCGCCTAAGCGATTTGCGAGGGCCTGGCAAAGGGAACCGAACGTAGTATGGCTGTAACTCAAGCATCATCCCCTAATTCTCTTGCTCTGGTATCGCGGCTTGATCCAATGGTGAAGAAAACTCCCCGGAGACTGCGAAGAAACTAGGAATTGGTAATCATCTCGCGGCACGCCTTGGTAGGCGTACTGCTCCCCGCCGATGAAAGTGAGCTTCATTGTCGAAGTCCTCTCATCATAATCAGCTTCGAGAATGTGAGAGCTTCGCACCTTCATTAGTGCTTCTTTTTGAACGTTTCCTTGAGGGGAGAATCGTCGTTGCTGCCGTGTCCCTTCGGCAAGTTGGCAACATTGTGCGTGTTAATCTTAGCTTCGTGTTTGCCGCTTACTCTGACGGCTCCCCTCGGAGCGGTGTTAATCGGGTAAGCATCTTTCATCGGACTTGCATCTGTTCTCGACTTTGCCATTACTTTTTCCCCTTTCGTTGACGCGGCGGCATCGGAATTGCACAGCAGATGTCCGGTCGCGGTGGTATTTCGGACGGCTTGACAAGGTGCATGTTGCGCAAAATCATTGTCGCTCCAGGATGTTCTTCACCCTTCACTCGTCCGGTCTTGTCGTATTCGTCAAATCGAGCAAATTTAGGTCTTTGGTCAAGCATGAAAGACTCCTTAGAAAAGCTCCCCAGGGTACAAACCATCGTGAGTTTGTTCCCATTGAGACGTGTTCGGATGTCCCTCGTCCTCGGGCGTAGAACTCGGAATCAGATTGGTTTGGAACGTGTCCTCATCCTCGTTTTCCGCATCTCGCAGAAGTTCCAAATAGGTCGCCAGATGGTTTGCCTTCTCGGTGTTCCAGTTTGTTCCCGCTAACTCTCGATAAGTGCCTGCCATCTTTGAGGCCCACCCACAACCATAGAACATGGCGCGTTCCATCAACATCGCATCCGAAATTGTCTCTGGCAATTCATCGGCATCATCAACGAAGGGTGTGTACGCCGAGAGCCATTTGCAACGATAGCCTATCTGCTCTACTGGATGAGGCCACAATTCGTACAGCTTTGCTCCATTCACTACTTTGTAGTACCCGAGGTAGTAGGGGTTACTGAAATCTCCGCGCTGCGGATCCCAGTGGTCAAAGTCCTGCGATGACTTGTTGAGTCTTAGCCAGTAGGCGTTGATGGGATCAAACACCGAAAGCCACTTGCGAAATTTCGTGTCCCCGATGATTGTTGCCCCCGGCGCGGCATAATAGCACTGGTAAATTTGATATTGATTCGCACTCGCAGAGCCTTCCGCAAAGACTCGATCAAGGGTCAGTGTATTCGTTGAAGGATTCCAGCCTGTAATGTTATAGATAGGCCCAAAGGGAACTCGAAACTGTTGAAGCGTGACGGGGGTTTGAATCGGAATGAGATTGATTGCTGCGGAAGCCGTTGCGTCCATCACCACGGCATCTTGGTACTGCGTGACATTTGCGGTGCCGATGCTTACGATGGCGGAGGTAAGTAGAGCGGAATCCTTAATCAGAAAAGACCAGAGGCGTTTTTGTTGGATGTCTTGCCAAGCACGCTGCACGATCTTTTGAGCAAGGAAAACGTCGCACTTTGGAAAGCTGCCTTTAATTTCCGAGTAGTAATCAAGGAACGCCATAGATTTTCTCGCTAGGCGTCTCGTTCCATCCAAACGCCTTGTCGATCTCTCGCACTATCCTCATTCGCTCATCGTTCTTGGCTGCAATCTCTTTCGCTACTTTCGCCAAATCCAACACGGCGGTTGAGGGCAAGGCTCTTACCTTGTCCTCAAGCTGCCACAACTCACCGTTCACACAATACACCGAATGCTCAAGGTCTGCAAATCCTTTTCGACTAGGGACTAAGGGGTTAAGATAGCCGTTTAGCTCCGCGATTTCTGCCAATAATGAACCTACGTTTCGGTTCGTCTGAGCAGAAGCCTTGATCTTCAGGAGGAGGATTGAGAGCCGGTCAATCACTTCACCGGGGCTGGGTTTTAGAAGGCTCATTGTGATATTCCCGACAACTCGGGATGCTCCTTTATCTGCGGCTGTGGATGTATGCGCCAAGGTTGTTTCATTGCCACGGGCGGAGGCTTCACGATTCTATGTCGCTGAGGGATTGGAACCTGCGGAGGAGCGTCAAGATAACGTTGTTTTAGGTGCTCATAGAGGGAAGTAGCCGGGTATGTGGCATCTCGGTCTTTACCCGCTTTCTTCCACATATCCCGCCACAAATGAACCGCATAAGCCTCTGTAGGGACATTTTCTGTATTAGCCGAGATGAGCCTTTCCCAATTCCAGTAAGGAACTGGATTGAACACTGCGGGAACGTGAACCGCGATATCGAATTTTCTAGCACCTTCCGTTACCAAGTCATTTGCAGTTGTCGCCCATGCCATTGTCATGGGATCGGCCATCTTGCACCTGTCAATGCACCACTTCATAAACTCAGACTTAACAGGTGCCTTCAGGTAGGCATTATTGCAATATCTGGCAATGGTGTTATCCTCTCCCGAACACACATGCGTTTCGTGCATAGTGAAGGCTCGCAGGCAAACCGTGTCAATGTCCACCCACCAACCCCCTTTTTGGTAAAGCAGATTGTACCGGAACCAGTCTCCAAAATGAGCCAAATGCTTGAATCGTGAAACTTCCGATTCTGGCAGGATTTCGTTGGCATCCTTAACCATCGTTCCACGTGGAACATTAGCGCAAGGGCCATAGCTGTAGACGTGGAACTCGTGCCCACAGGCAAGGTAGGAAGCTACGCTCAGTTTCTCCATTGTGCCTAGCGACGGCCACCAGAGGGATTGTATTATTTGGTTTGACCCACTGGGCCATCCTCGATCATCCGAGGCGATAAGTGCGGTCCACTCAGGAGTGTAAATTGCTTCGGGACGCCATCCAGACACCAAGGGCGAGCTCGGAGCAACGACAAAATCATCTAGGTGGACCGGAAGTATATCATGCTCACGAAGCGTTTTAGCTACCCAGTTATCCTCATTCTTAAAAGGCCCGATTTCTGCCTTCGCTATGATCCTCATTGCCTTGCGAGAGAGCCAATAGCAACCACCCTGACAATGAATCCAAGTACATGAGGGATTCGTGGTAACAGTCGTCACCCATCCAGCATACTCCGCGCCTGTAGGCAGATTGAGCCGATTAGGACGAAGTTCCGTGTCATCGTCAACCTTGAGAAACCAATCGTAGCCTTGTTCCAAGGCATACTTGACCGCAGCTTTAACTTTTTCGCAAAGGCTTCCGTAATCATCTGGTACTGACAGTTGCTTGCCCGTGCATAGTTTAAGATCGTACCCAAGAGGCAAAGATTTGGCCCACGTATTCAGACATTGTTGTTGCCGAATTTTATACTTAGGCGAATCGCAAGAGATCAGACCCACACAAACACGATTCGAGGTTGAGGTCTTCACTTGACTAGCCTTCAAGTCTCCACTTCGGTCTGCTTGCAAAAGTATAGCCCAGTTTGGGTCAAAAGTCTCCGAAGGACGCCACAAATTCCGCCACTTCCAAGTGGGATTCATAACAAAATCTGGCAAGTGTACAGGCTTAATTCCAGCATCGGACAGAACCATCTCTACCCAACGATCTTCTAACCTTCTCAAATCGTAGGAATCTTCTATTGACTCACGCTCGATTACCTCCAAGGATCGCCTTGATAGCCAATAACATCCTCCCTGGCAGTGCTCCCGAGGCCAGTCACAGTTACGTTTCCAAGTTACCCACCCGGCGTAGTCCGCTGAGTGCGGTATCTTTAGACGGTAAAACCGAATATCTGTGTCGTCATCGGTTTTCAGCACCCAATCGTATCCGTGGTCAAGAGCATAAGTAGCAATCGCTTTCATCCGCTCTCGATTACCCCATTGCTCTGAAGTCGAGAGGTTTGCTCCTGTACATACTTTTAGATCAAAGCCCTCTGGTAGATCACAGCCCCAGGTATCAAGGCAAAACTTTGTTCGCTCTATATGGGGATGAAGATTGCAGGAGATCAGGGCGACAAGAACTTTCCCAGACTTTCGCGAAGCCGTAGCCCAGCGTTTAGGCACAACATCATGGGAATCGTATTGCGGATGAATGAACCAAGGCCGGGGCGCAATCACAACTCGATCCTCATCTGGCACGGTGCTGAGCCACGCTCCCCACCAAGCGAAGGAACTGTTCGATAGGATGGCATGATAACAGCAACTCATTGCCCAAATATCTTCATCTTCGCGGCCTAAATGATTGGCCGTGGTCATGTCGATGTCGCTTACTACCGTGCAAGGGTAAGGAATCTTGAAATACCGCTAGCACCATTCTGGATCATCGGAGAACACAAAGAAATGCGGATTTTTGACCCGCTCCGCTACTCTGTTGCACGCAGTCAGGTAGTACTCCCGCGTCATCGGACCAAAATCGTCGGCTATACGGTCGGTGCGTCGAACCGAAACCATCACGCTCGATTCGCCTGCTTTAGAGATTTCTTGGAGAAGTGACTTTGCTCGGGGAGTGAATGGGTAGCGGGGTCTGAAGATGCGCAGTAAATCCTCTCGCACATCTGCGAAATACTTCTCCGTCTGCCAGTAACCCTCAAGACAGTCACCATCCTTGAGCTTTGTAACGATCTCCGCACTGTAGGGCATCCCCTGTTCGCAAACCGTTGGTCTAATGCCCATCACTCTCGCCTCTTTAACTCCTTCCCACAGGCCCAAGTTATATCCACGATATGCCTGCCTTGTGTAGTGGGTAACGTCGAGTCGGAGCGGAATCCCTAGACGCTTGGCTTGAGCGTATGCCATTGCGTACTCAAACATCTGGTTTCCAGTTCCGCAGGAGAGGCAGGCGGTCAGCACGGGGAACTCTCCTCCCTTTGATGGCTTCCGTGCCAATAACGGATACCTGGAATCACTTGATGGTTCTGCATAAAAAGGTTCATCGCCACGCCCAGGATCGGTAAATCACCCCAGCGAAATTTGATGAAGTGTGGGGAGTTCACCATTGCAGACAAGAAAGGATGAACTGGATCAGAGCGCATAAAGTCAACCCTAACGACGCAAAGGTTAGTGTATGGGAAGTTATGGTCGTAGAAATCTTTGGGAGGGAACTGAGGTAGGTTCTTCCACACATACTGGCGAACATACGTGGACAGGGTTTCGTTTGTTGGTCCGTATGTCTCAGGCTCATAGCGCACCGGCGCAATGTTTACCATGAAATTCCTTGCCCAAATGAGGGGGTTTAGCGAAACAGACTTGAGCACGCAATCCTCGTCTAAGCGGAAGATGTACTCAAAGTTGGCGGAGTGCTCCCATATCTGATACGTGTAGAAACGACACATGCGGCGATATCCGAGAGGAAAATGCTCAGCGTCAACATAATCATAGTCTGCCTCTGATGGCTGGCAGAATGAAGAAGACACATCAATAAAGCGCACGTCTTTGTTTTTCTCGCGCGACAAGATGAATTGCTGATGTTCTGCGCTAATGTTTCCCTCGTGCCAGATGATTAAGGGGTATTGATGTTCTCGGAGGCTGTTTATGTGTTCGTAGACTGACAAATTTCTTTCGATGAGGCTGGAATAACGTTCTGGAGTGGGGTAGGCCCGACATAGGCAGACGATTGCGTTCATGGGATATTTAGGCTTCCACAGGCAAGTTTTACTTCCTCAATAAGTTTATCCCATCTGAGAATATCGTGATTCCAGAATGGACGCACCGAAGGATACCACTGTTCGACAAATGAATCTTCCTCCGTTCCCCATTGCCAGAATGAGTTTTTAGGGAGTAGTAGCCAAGTGGGTTTTCCCATCGCTCCGGCCAGATGAGCATTCGCCGTGTCAATGGTGATTACCAAATCGCAGCGGTCAATCACCGAGGCTGTATCCACCCAACCCCGGTTCAAGACCTCTCTGGGGTCACTGCACCATGTTGGAATCCGTTTCGAGATGTTCAATGCTGTCCAATTAACCGGGATGTTTTGCAATGGAGCAAGGTCTTTCATGGGTATCGAGCGAAATTTCCTTGCCATGCCCATTTCTTCGGCTTGCCAAGAAATTCCTACTGTGAAGTTAGCCTTATCTATCGCCAACTTAGCAGGGACGACGTAAGGTTCTGTCATGCACAGTGGACCATCCCAAAGCGAAAGCAGAGACCAATGGCCACACTGAAAGTCGTAGTCGTTTGTGTCCAGAAATTCATCAGCCGCAAGCACGCAGTCGATCCAAGGACAGAGTTTTTGGGCAAACTCTTTTTGCTTCTTCCAGGCCAAGTAGGTTACGTGACACCCCTGCTCTTTGAGCAACTTGAAGTAACGCATCAGCCAGAAGAAATCTCCATAGCCGCCCTCGTGAACAACCAAAAGGCGCTTGCCGTCTAGCAATTCTCCTCGCCAAATTGGGATTCCTTTGAAGCTGTACCAGTAGAACTCTTCCCTGCCGAACTCAAAGGCGTCTCGCACCGCTTCCCAATTACCCAAACGCATGTTGATTGTGGCGTAATGAATAGCGATTTCTTTTTCTACAGGTAGAATTTTATGGGCAATTTCGATGGCTTCTCTAGCATGCTCGAACTCTCCATAATCCTCCATCAGCAGGGCGAGGTTGTACCAAGCATTCTCGCAACGCTGGTTTAGTTCTATAGCTTTCTTGACGTGTTCCTTGGCCTCATCTAAACGCCCAAGAGTTCTCAGGCAGGCTCCCATATTCACCCAAGAGCGAAAGTCATCTTCCTGGAACTCTTTCTTGAGGAAGGGAAGGGCTTGTTTGGCTAGGCCGTGCTGGAGTAGAACTTCTCCAGGTTTGGGTTTAGTTGGAGCGTCCACTTCGTAGATGGCGCGTCGCATGTGGAAAGCATAACACTTCAAAAGGGATTTTCAACAAAAAACTCGGGAGGGAAAGCCTCCCGAGTCGAGAGGAGGGGAAGAGTCACTGTGTTATTCGCCCGTGACTCGGAGGCGGAATTTGTAACTGGCAACCGTGCCCGCTCCAGCCACTACCTCTGCCCCTGTTATGCTCGAAAGAATATGGAGTCTGCCTCCGCTCAATCCAAGGGGAAGGGTAGTGTAGGCAAAGAGAGGAACGTACAGAAACGACGTGCCATCTCCTCCGTAGGGCTCCAAAGTAAAGAGCGCCGTGAGGCCAAACATATCAGGCGTAATGGTATATCCGCCAGTCGGATAAGTGGCTCCAAGGGTTATGTCCACGAGCCGGACTCTCGCATGAGACCCCCACACGTCTTCACCGTCCGCCACGGGATATATGGTAAAAGAATCAATTCCAGCCATGTTTTCTCCTTACCAATTCTCAATTCTCGGGAACACTTCCACGCGGTTAAGGGCCGCACCGACCGGCACCGCTTCTGCCATGCCGAAAAAGCGCTTCAGTTCCGAGTCCGTAGTAGGCGAATACTGCGGGTCATCGAATGTGGCTGCCCCCGAAGTGACGTAAATACGGTCCTTGATAGCCGGAGTCGCCGCCGTCAACGTGGCCTTATATTGAACCGTGCAAAGCCCGTCAAGCTGAATCCAGCCATAGTAGCCCTGCGTGAGCGCGCCAATGAAAACGCCAGCGTGATCTCCGTCAGTTGCGTCGGCAGTGACTTGATAGCGAGTTGCTTGAGCTAAAGCCGAAAGCGAAGCAGCAGGCCAGAAGGCAGCGTAACCCCTCACTCCGGCAGCTTGACTCGTAGAAACCAGTTGCACAAGCTGATAGCGCCCATGATACAGTGTCCCAACGTTCGTCCGATCACTCGCCATGTAAGCGTCGGCGTTGTCGAGATAAATCACCGCTCCCAAGAATCCCTGGAACCTGCCCACACTTCCGGTTGGACTCGTGTAGGTGGTTTCGACTCCGACCGTATTGATGGCGTTAATGTCAATGAGCGGAAACGGAACTTTGTCGATCTTTGTATTGTGACCCATAATGTTCTCCTTCGTTCAATCAGTCGAGGCCGAAAGCCTACGAACCCCATCCGTAAGATACGATTCCAGACCAGGGAGCCAAATTCTGCAAGTTGGCCGCAGACAATTCCTGACCGCAGACGCGCGTGTTATCGCCAGTCATCAGGAAGGGTTTGAAACCGAAGCCAAACATCTCGTCATTCACCACCCGGAAGAGCATCTTGTTGGTGTTCATCATTAGCAGGACTTCTCCCACTGTGGCGGTAGTTGTTCCAGCCGTAACCATCGCAGCGATGTTTGACCAAGCGGTAGCGGTGGCGAAACTCTGAGGGTTAAATGTCGAGGTGGCGTAGTTGCCAAGCAGAGGATCGTTCACACCGTCATTCGTTGACGCTGAGGGAGCATAGTCGTCAACCAAGATGTTGCAATCCATGATCTGGATGCCGTCCGCGCCCCAAATCACGTCATGGACGATCCCGAAGCGTTGCTGCGTCTGAATGCGTTGCAGCATGAAACTGAACAGTGTCTTATTGCAGACGCCAAGGTTGGGAGCTTGATTGCCGCGCCGCGCCTTGAGGTACATCTTTACCAAGTCCTTATAGGTAATCATCCCCGTAGCGCCAGCCGCCGTTCCGCCCCAATAGACCCAGCCGTTGACTGCGGCACCGACCGCCCCGTTGCGCGTCTGGTTTCCGTATGTCGTGAATGTGTTCCCATAGTAGGACGGGTCATAGCCATTGTTGAAGATTTCTTCGAGGCCGTTGGGGGCAGAGTGCCGGTCGGAACCTGCGATAGTCTGACCATGCTGCCAGAGCGCGATATTCCAGAGCGCGTTCATGGTGTGCATTGCGGTGCGTAGGTCAGTGTCTACCATCGAGAAAACGGCGAGTTCACCTTTGTTTGTGATCCGCAAGTCTTCCAAATACTCCGTGATGTTCACGTAGCATTTCTTGGGATCAAATGCCATCCCACCGATGGTCTGAGGTTTAGAAGTGATAAAGGTTTTCCCAATGTCGTAGAAGCCTCCAATCAGAGGCGCGTAGGTGAAGTCGTTTTGCATGAACGCTCCACCCTCAAAGGGCACCAGACAGTGATCCCGCAGATAGGCCAGAAAAGGCGCACCTTTGAAATACTCGTCCTGAATCACGTCTGGATAAATCTCTTGTAACGTGGTTGCCGATATTTCGTCAAAGAGGGGGTCTGCCATAGGTCATACTCCTTATGTTGTTTGCTGCGCTCCCGTCTGATACTTACCAGACCGAAACGCTTCTACTGCTCTCTGGACAGTGCTCACTCTGCGTTGCACTGGGCGCTCGTGGGCAACGGGAGGCTTTGCTTGGTCAGTTGGCTTGGGCGCTTCCGCTGGCTTCATAGCAAAAACCCTTGCTCCCGGAAGCTGGGGCCGCGTGCTGGTTGGTACATGCGCTTCGCTGAGCTTCACCTGAAGTTCTTTCTCGTACTTTGTTTTGTACTTTTCCTCGATCTTAGCGTCATTTAGTTCTTGACGCTTGTCTGCAAACTTGTAGTGCTCAGAGGCAACTTCCTCAAGATTCCTTCCCGATTCAAGCGCGGCCTTGACCACCTCTGACATATCCTCGGGGAACTTGCCGAAGAGGTTGTAGTGCTGTACTGCAATCTTCTGCTGAAGGGCCGGAAGATAGGCCAGCTTATTTGCAAATTCCGTGGCTTGACGCTTGAACTCCCCGACAGTCAGGTTGGCATCGTCACCTGTCGGGACTGCAACAGGCTTCGGTTCGGGAGAGGCTTGCGTATCTCCAAACACTTCCTTGACCTCTTCCTCGGGTACGCCGTGGGTCTCCATCCAGCGTGCGGCGCGATTCTGCGCCTTCACGAGCTTGCTTTGGGCAGCTTCTACGGCCTGCTGTGCCCTCAAAACTTTCGCGTCTGCATCGGTTCCGTAAGTCGCGTACCTTGCAAGTTCGGAGTCACAAAACTTTTTTGCGGCCTCAAGTTCTTTCTCTTTCTTCTGAATCTCATTCAAATGCTTCGAGTAATCTGCCTGCCGCAGAGCATTTCCCTTCAAAACTTCTTGCGCCTTTGGAGCTTCCTCGAACACGGCGCGAAACTTCACTGCCTGCTCGGGTGTTAATCCCGAGTCCACAATGAATTGCTCAACTGCCTGATCTATTGCCATTTTCCACCTCGCCTTTCCCTCTTGGGTTCCGGCCTAAGCCTTCCCATTCGGGCTTCCGGTTATCGGTCAATGCCTGGCGGCTCCGCATCTCACCCGAAGCGTGGGGCGGGAGCTTCCGCTGGCTGGGTTGGGTTCTGAAGGACATCACGCATCATCGCCATGATTGCCTGTTTTGCCACTTGAGCGTTTTTCCCGGTTTTGGGATACTGTCTTGCCAGAGCATCAATTTGCTCTCTCAGTTCCCGAAGAGTCCGCATAACAGCCTCATCCGTTTGGTCGGGCTGGGCCTGCGGTGGAGGGACTAGCTTTGTCGCATCGCCCGTGGGCGTTGCGGTCAAAGGAGGAACGCGCTGTGGACTAAGACTCACGCCGTTACCTCTTGCCCTTTCCTCTCTTGCCGAAGGTGAGTTTCATGGGGCTTCCAACTTTGTTGGTTCTGCCACCATGAATCATCCGCTTTACGTGACTGCTGGCTTTCTTTCGCTTCATGTGCGTTGTCCTTGTGAGATGAGGGAGGAAACCGTGTTGCGGCTCCCTCCCGTCGTCCTTGTACCCGTTTTCCGGGGAGGCCACTTACCCTTGCGGGTCAAGCCTTCTCCAACGGGCAGGGTTTACCGCTTGCTCTTACTGCGTTTCTTGCGCCGCTTATCGCGAGTGATTTCCACGGTTTTCTCCTTTCTAGCGCTTGCCTGACTTCCGCTTGCGCTTCCGGTGCTTTGCTGTCCCTGCGACTGCCGCATTAGCTTGGCGGATTGCGGACCCTTCAGAAGCACCGCGCTTCAAAGCGCTGTCAGTGACGTGTTTCCACTGGCGTTTCTTCTTTGGCGTCCGCGCTTTCTTGGTGAATCGCTTCGCGCTCTTCGATGTCCAGGGCATAAAAACAAAAAGAGCCACGAAGGGAAAATCCCTTGTGGCTCAATTTACTTCCCGCCGAAGCGGGCTAGATTGATTTCCAGTTACGAGTCTATTCTAGTCCTTTGATTTGTCAAGCACTATTTTTTCCTCAAAAGACGCTGCCACAGCCCCACCCTCTGAAACGTCTACGGCGAGATGCCCCGACTTTTTTTTGTAGACAATCATCGCAGCCAGTTCCTTGACGCGCTGCTTCCCCTGGACGCCAATGGAGGCTTTGAGAGTTACCTTTGGTTCATCGCTCATGCGATTTTTTTCCAATAACCTTGTTAAATATTTTTATAATCTTGTTCAATTCTCCGTAGGTTATCTTGTATTCTCCTTCTCGTCTTGAACTATTGCAAGCCGCCCATACGTCGTCATCGAAGTGGCGTCCAGTGCGAGATGCAAGATCGAGAAAGGGAAGAATTACCCTAATTGCGCTCTTAGTATCCACGATAGGAGCGTTTTTAACTTTCGGGTATATGTATCCGCTCATCGGCTCGTCTGCGTAATTGGAGGATTACCACCTTGGCTCGTTTTCCGCCTTTCAAACCACGCTTGAATTGCACTCTTACGAAAGAATATAATGGCAAAATGTACGGGATTATGCTCTTCTTCATGTCGCTTATATTCCCAGGAAAGATTGGTACGAAAACCGCAAATTGAAACATAGCGACAGCGATACATCATGCCCTCTTTTGCAGAATAATCAATCTCTTGCTTTTCGGCATACTTTACCTACTCTGCTGACTAATAGGCTTCCCGTCAGTTCTCATTTTCTGCTGGGGAGGATGCGTTCCCCCAGGCTTTCTTCCGGCAGGCTGTCCTTCTCCACCTTCTCCGCGCATTTCTTGTTCCAGCATTTTCTGAGCCATAAACTTCTGCATGACGGTGTTGCAGCCTTCGGGTGCCTTGCCGAAGTTCGGGATATTGAAAATCTTAGCCAGCGTCCACCAGTCAATAGGCACAACCCCGCGCATGGCGAGTTGCATGTACTTTAGCTGCTCGGTCAGTTGCGGAATCTTATGCAGACTCCCCGGCACGATGCTGCAATAGAATCCTGCGATATGTCGCCGCGCCCGTTGAAGGTAGGATAGTTTCGGCTCTCCCGGCTGGCTTTCAGGAATCATATCGCCTGACTTGTACTCAAAATCTTCCTTGGTCAGCATGTCGTCGCCGCCAATCTTCATGCGGCGGTCCGCGCGATACCACTGGAAAAACATGAATTTTAGAATCTCCATTAGCCGAGCGATGCTGCTTTCCTGTTGGCGCACCATGTCCTGAGCGATAGGACCAATGGCTTGCAGGAATTTCTCCATCCCATCTGCGCCGGAAGTCCTGGCTTTAACTAAGGCTTGCAAGTCCGCTGTACCCGCCTGATTATCCATGCGAGCTTCGGTCTTGTCCTGAGACTCAAGAATCCACTGGGGAACCTGCTGATAGCCGGTTTGCAGCGCTGCCTCAACGGGCTTTCCCCCCATAGGATCATATGCTATGCGAACGCTTGCCTTCCTAACGAGCAATCGCTCAGCGTCAGCCTTCGGAATCTGGTTCTTGTCGAAAAGTAAGGGCGGGTCAAGCGCCACTTCAACCTGATCGTCAACCGCACGCATTGATTTTTCCAGTGAATATTGAAGAGACCAAAGATCGTGAGGGGCGGAGAATCCTCCAAACATGAACGGCCAATCGTCGTTGACTATTGGAACGAGCGGAAAGAGACCGCTCCAATCAGGGGCAGGCCCATCGTAGAGAAGCAAATCTTTGACGCTTGCTGGGCACTTAATCAACCTGCCGAGAGGGTAGAGCATCGCATCTTCCGCGGTAGCCTTACGGAAAGTCGGGTGTCCTTCTGCGTCCTTGTTGCCTGTGTCAATATCGGAACCAACGGAGGGGACTTCATAATACCAAGACGTATCCGGTTCCCCCATCGGAATCGTTTTGCGTGTCTCATTGATGGCCGTGTCGTGCACGTAGACGTAGTTGATGTCAATAGTCGGGAATACTGGCTCATCCTCTTTCTTGGCTACGCCCATTGCATTCAAGGCGGGACTGAGATATTTCTTCACGGCCTTTGCAGTACGAGCCAGCCAAGAAGGTTTTGTGCGGCTGGGGATAAGTTGGTCTGCAAATTCAGGGAAAAGCGCATGAGCGCGGGCAATGGGCATTTCTTCGGTCACGATTATCCCATAGCACTTCTGCTCGTCGTGCTCCCGGCCCATTTGAATTGGCCTGACATCTCGCGGCCCCAAGATTTTCAATTCAATGTCTGAGTGCCCGAACATCGGGAAATCTTTGGTCCATACAGGCCAAATCCACCCGATGCCACCAACCTCAGCCCACATCTCAGCTTCACGGATGCGGCGGTCAGCCATCGTGAAGTACCACCAGAACCTAACGAGTTGATTGAGTGCTGTGTTCGCTTGCTCATCTGTCTTGTCTCCGACTTCAAACTCTGGTGGAGTGCGGAAGTTCGAGAGCGTACTGCAACGCTCACGGATAATCCGTTTGATTTTGTTGTACTGGACATGAGAAAGGCGCGCAATAGGCTGGCGGTTTGAAGTTCCGCAAATGATGTCAATGCCACGATCTAGGTCTTTCCACCAAGGCTGCGCTTCGAGGTAGGCCGTGCCATCGCTAAACATGCGGTTGACCCAGGATACTATCTCTTGCGGCGGGGCATCTCTTGGCGGAACTTTCCAATCATCGGAGGTACTAGGAGGCATTAGCGTTTGTCCTTAAAGTCACTGTCCACATCATTGTGCGGAAGTCTGTTGCTTGAGTCAAACGAAAACGCTTGGACATGGAAACCAGGGTCATAGGCTTGCGCTTGGCGGGAAAGGGAAGGACGCTCATCAGACTTCTTCATAGCGAACTCAGCGAACTTCCTGCCAGGTCCGCTGAAGTTCTGCATCTGGCTCTTGAGTGCTTCGCGCTTGGCTCGCTTCAGGGGACGGAAAGCACTGTCCTCTCGTTCCAGCTTTTGCTCTTTGACGGACTTTAAGCGGGCATTCTCCCTGCGCTCAAAATCTCTCACTGCTTGGGCGCTTGTCAACTCTACGCGCTGCATTCCCTCTGGAGTTGCCTCATTCGATCTTCCAGGAAAGTAATAACTTCCATCAGGCTTCCTAAAGAGCGTCACAGGATCGAAGCGGCGTGCCGGACTGTGGGCAAGGGTACCGGGGAACTTTAGCCACGTTACCTTGGCATCGAGTCCGCAGAGGCATAGCATCTCCTCGATGTATCGGTCAACCGTCATCTCGAAGATATGCCCAGCGGGGCAGCGGTAGTCATACTTGCGAAGGAACGACACGAGGCCTTCCCTCCATGATCTTAAAAATCTGTTCTGGCGTTTCCATCACCGCGAAATCTCTATCATGGCAGGCTACTATTTCTCCGCCTCCATTTTGAAGCATCGGCTCATGGATGGCAATAATTTTGTCGATCAAAATAAAGAGTTTAACTTTTTGGTCTGCTTTAGATGTCAATTCAAGCCAATGAAGATTCATTTCACCACTCCGCCATATTATCGCCGCCAACCTCCGAAGGCACAAGAGCACGGTCAAATTCGTCACACTCTTGAGGGGAGCGAGGAAACCCAAACAACTCTTGAGGCATTTCTTGGTGACGCATAACGTCTGCTGGAATCTCTTCCTCATTCGAACTGGGCATCCACACTCTTCCTTTGAAGCGCTTCTTTATTCGCTCAAGCGCCACAGAAGGATCAGTTTCCACAAGTTCAAAGCTATGCAACGAGTGAAGCACGAAAGCCATCGCACAAATTCGGTCATCGTGATGTCCCCTGTCCGCCCGGAAAGATTGAGTGGACTCGTCCCGACTCAGTGTTTTCATTTCCTTCACAAACCACGGCGAGTTGATTTCCAGTAATTCATCGCGCAGGAACTTCACAATCCAGTCCATCATCTGCGGGCGAGACCAAGAGTTTGTGTACCAGCCGATTTTTTGCGACTGCAAATGCTGTTGCGGCCTGCGATTGTCGATGCGGCTCCACAAATGAAACTTCGTCCAGCCGCGCAGTCGCATCTGCTGTTGCGTGTTGTCTCCGTTGCCACGGACTTCGATCACACACCTGGGTTGGACAATCTCGCCCTCACGACAAACCGAAAACAAAGTACCCAAGGCAAGGGACATCGGCCACATATCAATAGAATTTACATAGCCGCTTGCAAATTCAGCGCATTGTGCTGCCGGTTCGTAGTGCGTGATCTTACGCATCATCTCGCAGACGCTTCGATCCTGACCTACTCCGTCACCCATATCAATGCCTTCTGCGTAAACGTAATTGGGATCAGGCCAGTGCCAAATGTAGAGTTTATCGAGACCATCATCTTCCGATTCACCTTGCCATTTCAGGGGCATCAAGCGAATAGCATTGATCTTGTGCGCCTGACCCCAGGCAGGAGTTATGATGATGGGCTTCTTATTTAGGTCGATCTCCCGGTCAAGGGGCTTGAGCCTTTCAGGGATGTCAATTCCCTCAAAGGCGTAAACTCCCTTGGGAGGCTTACGGCCTTCTTGGTGTCGGATGATAGTCTCTAAATCAAAGACCGAAATTGAGCGCGACTGGAAAGCCTCAGTCGCATTGGCTGGCATCTCCGCAAAGAATTGGGGAAGGATTTTCTTCTGCCGAGCAGTCAGGTATTCACATTCCCAGTACCACATCTGATTACGAGGCAACTTCCAGTTTTCTCCGAGATAGTGCCGCAGGTAGTCGTTCGCCTTCACGTCTTTCTCGCAATGAGCGGCGTGCTGATAGGTGATGTCGAGCGGATTCCAGTCGTCAGGAATCGGACGAGCTTTCATGTCGGATTCTGAAGGATAGATGTCAGAGCCGACAAACCAAGGTAGGAACACAGGCCGGATAATAGTCTGGTGTTTCGGCCATGCCTTTACATTCGCATCCCAGGTGTGATTCCAATAGTCTCCCATCTCCCCCGCCGTGGACTCTTCCATGAGAAACATCCAGGGGCTTGCGTGCATGGCCTTAAGCAGTGCGGCGTCAATTAAGTTTTCGGGGTCTGACCAGTCCGGGATTTCACTTAAATGCACGACTGATGGAGTAGTACCGCGAGCAATCCCGGAGAATTGATTGCCATGTTGAATGCTAATAGCGCTGTTCTGGTTGCCGAAAGTGATTGAGATTCCAATTCGGCTAGGCGGGGTCATGGGTGCCTGCATCCAGTAAGGCATGTGCTGATAGCACAATTCTGCCATAGCTGCCAGCTTCATAGACTTGTCAGGGTCAGATGAAGCGACAAGAGCATTCACATCCGGCCAAAAGTTCGCACGATGGAGGATGGCGCTTATAGAAGTGGTGGAAACTCTTAACTGGCGGGCCTTTAACTGTTGAATCGCAATCGCAACCCGCTGTTCTTCCATCTCACCCCAAATATCCACGATGATATTCTGAGCCACTGACATCTGAGGTTGATGGACTAAAGAGTGCCCATCCCAGTGCATGACTGTGGCATAGCGGGAGTACCAATAGCGGAAATCAAGCTGGCAAATTCCGTTTTCGTTCTTAATCCATTTTTCTTCATCCGGTCCGAACTGTTTATGTCCATCTAAAATTCCGTCATCATTCAAGAAGGTATCGAGATGGGAGTTTGCTGACTGGACTTCTTCCAGGGAGTGACGAACCGGCTCGAATGCCCACTTTGCGTGGAGTTTCTTGAGCCGACGTTCAATAACTTTGGGAGAGTACATTACTCATCCGCTCTAACCGCTTCTGCTATTTCCCTGCGTTGGGAATCAAACTGAGGTAGCGAGGTTTCGCTTTTGGCGGCGGCATTCGCGGTGTTGACATTGGATTGCACAACATTGACATTCGTTCCGCGAGAGGTCGGCATTACGCCTGCGGCCTTAAGGAACAAATTGCGATCACCAAATCCTGCCTTCCCCGGAAGAATGGCGTTATCTGCATTCGCTTGAGCTACCTTGTGAGCATTCTTGGAATGGATAAAGCGGATGGTTTGCTGACCTTCTCGATAGGCTCCCTCGGATGCCCAAGCCCAAATAATCGAAGCGTCAACGCCTTTTTTTTTGGCGTATTCGTCCAGGAAAAGATTTTTGTTATTCCCCCTGGCCTTACGGAATCCTTTAGCGAATTCTTGCGCTCTAGGGTCGGACATCGAAGCCGCGATGAACGATATGAACTGCTCCATGCTTTCCGCCACATGAAGGGCTTTATAGTGCAGGCTCTTCGTATGGTGCATGTCGAGAGGCAGGTATCCGCCTTGTTCTGAATCGAGATTAACAATCACTCCCTTGGGTCTACCTGGTCCCCTCTCTATCAGCTTGATCTCTTTAATCATGTCTCATCCTGGTCCCATGGAACATTCCCAGCCCGTTCGTCAAAGGGCAGCTTGGCCTCTTCCGCCTCGTTAAATTCTACCACTTCGGCAGTCGTTGAGTTTTTTTTCTTCGCAGGGGGGTAAGCACGCTCCAGCGCGTCCGCAATTCTATTGAGACTTCGGAGGATTCGCCACGCCATACGAAGTTGAGCAAAACCGGGTATTCTCATCCCTCTTCTTTCAACTGATAAATCTTAACGGCTTCGATACTATCAGAGGCAAGCCAAATTGATTTTATTCCGTTCTTGGAGAGGGAATGCACCGCATTATCTGCCGTAACTCTACTTATCCAACAACGATCGTAAACCACAAAGTACACCCCATCCCTAGAAAGCAGTGTATCGGACACTGAGATCGGTTCCGTTTTCGTCGCCTTGGCGATGCGGGAAAAGAAAGGAAGTGTCATCAAACTTTGCACGAATTTTCTCCTTAACATTTTAGTACCTCACCATTGGATTTAGTAGGCCGAGATTCTCATTTTCTTTTTCTGTTCGCTGCTTCAATGAGTCTGATTATTGCTTTGAGTGGACGAACCCCGAGTCTTATGGGCTTCTTGAAGAACCAAGCGTGGGCTCTATTCTTTCTGTCCCAACACATTTCTCCCAACACCTCGTCATTCTTTGAAGGCCGATCAGTAATGGATATTCTTGGCGTTTTCAATTCCCTATCCTCACCATTGGATTTAGAGGGCCGGGCTTCTCCGATTCCTCTTCAGGAGTTCGAGGCTCCTGCTGCATTTCAGGGCGCAGCGAGTCCGGGTCCGTGACCATTTGTTGCTCGAAAGCCAATTCCTTCGACTCGCCCAGTTTGCCAATCGGCGTTCCTAGTTCTCCCGAAGTTTGAACCGCAATAGGCTTTTCATCCGTGTAGTAGGGAGTGATTACGATAGCCACCCTCCAACTCACCCGTGGGTAAGCGTAGATAGCTGACAAGTCGGAGTGTTGATCGAGCAGCGCTCTGAGATTACGCAGGACGCATTCCTTGACTTCGGTTCCTGAAAGCGGTTCGTAAGCCATGCTTCTCCTTATCGCGGTCCTGTGTAATCAGTGTCGAATGCCTCTGCCGTGATAGGCAAACCTCTTGCGGTCTGGAAAACTTGCTGCACTCGCCCCGCCGCTATGTTCCCAGATACGTTCTCAGCTTCATGGGAAACTCGCGGCACCGTAGGAGTAGGCGCAACCCCAGCCTGAGCTAGTTCGGCGTCAATCGCGGCATCTTCGGCGCCAGGAATAATAGGCGGTCCCGGCGGCTGCGCACCTTGTAACCGATCAACTGTGTCCAGTAATTCGATGATGTCTTTCTTTTGCTGCGCATTCTCCGCCCGAAGCCGCTTCACTTCCTCCGCTAGATTAGACGGCTGCGCTCCGTACCGCTTTCGGATGTCGTCAATAGCCATTATATCTCCCTCACCGCTCTTCGTGCACTGTAACGGAAAGGCTGGAGGCAGGACTCAAACCTGCGTCTCTACGGTCGTCAACAAGCTGACTCCGAGGTTCTGCCCGTTGAACTACACCAGCCATACATGCCCAGTTCCTAGATTTGCACCTCGGGCACTCGACCGGGCCCGCTACCCTCGACTTCCAACTGTACCTGCATTTCTGACAATTACAAAACATAGTCATAATCATATTAGGGTTTCGGTTGCTGTCAAGAGAAATCGACGGGAAAAGAAAAAAAGAAAACCAAAAACAAAATTCGTGGTGACTCAGGGCATACGTAAGCGCAAAGGGGCCAGCCTCGGACTATGGGAAGGGGTAGAGGTTGTGGTAGTCTATACGATCTGTGACGCATCCTGGTCCATCCTATGTGACCACCCGGCGCCCGGTCACGGTCGCAAACTTCACCGAAAGTGTGCGTAAAGTCTGCTAATGGGCTAGGGTTAGGGCTTTTTCGATACTACGTAGCCTGCTAAGTATTTGATAATAAAGGATGTTTCGTAAAGTTGGTCTTATAAGTAGTCTTATGTTAACCTAAGTAAATTACCCAACTTTACTACCAACTGCCTATATTTCGGCACATATATGGCAATCCGCATATATAGCCTGAATAAGTCTGTGCGCCGTGGTTTTGACCTATTCTGACTTGTCAAATGACACTTAGGACTTAAAAGCCAGTACTTAGCTTTTCCCTTCCGCTTTATGTATACCAGCCAAACAGTAGTCAATCAGAAAGGATTACACGCAAGTCAGGGGCTTAGGGTCGCAAGTCAGCGGAGCCGGTTGTATCCGGTGGCCTGACCTAGCAAGGTAACTTGACTTGCTTACGAGGCTCACTCTTGAATCTTGCGCCTTGTGCCTTTGAGCATAAAATCTAGAGTTGAGCGGGACTTTACCGCATGTGCGGCTGGCTCGCCCGCTATTGTCTATTTTTTTCTGGTCTGATTGTGATGGCGTGGCATTGTTGCGCAGTATCCCGAGCGACCGCTTTAGCTGGTCCTGAGTTGTCAGGTCAATTGTTTGGGGGTCGAATTTTGGCTGGAAGTTGTTCATTCCCGCTTCACCCGGGATACTGGGCTTGAATGGGTGAAGCATCCAAGCCCGAATCTTGATCCATCCTGCTGGCTGCGCAAGCCAACATTAGGCTAAGGGTATTCCTGGGGATTGTGATTGTCAAGAGAAATCTTCATCCCTTCGCAGGGTAGTGGAAAATGTTTTCCACTAATAGTGGTAAACGCTTTCCACTAGTAGCAAATGCTTACAACTATTCGGTCAATGAGTTTTTGGCTATCTATTGTATTATCAACAACTTGCGATTACTCGGTGTTTGGTTCTTGCATTGCTCTATTCCATTGTGCGCAGAAACGGAAGCGCAAACGAGGGAACCATGAGGATAAAATGCTTGGACGGATTCAGTTTCACAGATGTGCTCACTTTGGCGGTTGCGCTAGAAATTGTTGTCCTATATTACTTCGGCTGGTGCCGCATCTGAGCCCAGTGCTTAGCATCCTCGGGTAGGCAGTACGCTTAGACAAGGGAGGGAGTGACAATGGCCAGCACATTCAACATAACGGCTCGTGAGACGGAAGAGGAATTGAAACAGCGAGAGATTCCCCCGGCGCTTTGGTTCGACTATCCCAATCAAGCGTGGGTGAGGAATGGTAGGTACATCCGCTGCGGTCATCCTGAATCTATGGATTGCGGCTGCTATGGCCGTGAGCACGAGAGCCAAGTTGCTGACTCTTCGCTTTATAACCAAGCCTGACCCCTGCGGCCAGCACGCGACTGGCCGGAGTAGTCAAAAGGGTGGCGACCTACGCCAGAAAGAGAATGACAACCAATGAGCAAAGGTATTCGACGTAATAGCCCACTACTGAAAGCTATTTTCGAGAATGCGCGAAACGTGCAATGCTACACTCTTGACAATTGCTTTTCGGGAAAGCCAATGAGGGACCGGCCTTGCTACTACGAGAATGGCGAACTCAAGCAAACAACTCAAGGCGGATATCTGGCTGCGATTTACCGCATGTTCTCTTTCGCTAGAGTCAGCGATGATGGGGGTGGACGCTTTAACTTACACGTCACGATGCGGGAATGGTACGAGTTTATGTCTGAAGCGAGACAACAGCACGCCTTGTGTTACTGTGCTTCATTGCCTGGAACGACCTGCGATTTTTGCGCCGGTTTAAGACACGGGACTATTGACGATTACCGATCGACAATTGAGTGGCTTGAAGCCACTCCGGGCGGGTGCGTGGATTTCACGGCGAGGATCGCCCGATTAAAGGCCGGGCTACAGGAATTGGGCGAAGCGTGATTGACCAACGCAAACTCGAAGCGCTGGACCGCCGAATCACGATTCTGTTACAGCGGAGGATTGAGGCTGGTTCGCAAGACTCGCTGGAAGAGTTTGACCGGATCGACGATGAATTGAGCGCCTTGCGGATCAAGAGAGTCGAGCTAGTTACCCAAGGGAAAGAGGCACATTCTGAATGAGGGGGAGGAAACATGGAAGCGCAGGAAATCCTTGAAGCCGAAGAGGTAACGGATTTTGGGTGTGTGGTTCACAGCGCATGTATTGGTAAGCTCGCGCTGGCGCTTGCGAAGGCGCAAGGGCAGATCAAGGGAGCGTTGAAGGACAGCACCAATCCCTTTTTCAAATCCAAGTATGCCGACCTGCAATCGGTTTGGGAGGCTTGCCGAGCCCCACTTTCTGCTAATGGCCTGTCTGTTATCCAGCTCCCTGGATCAGCCACGGAAACTGTTCGTGTGTTTACCTACCTGCTGCATGAATCTGGCGAATATATCGGATCGGAACTGCTAATGACTCCCGTGAAAACCGATCCTCAGGGCATCGGAAGTTGCATTAGCTATGCACGCCGTTATGCGTTGGCATCACTCGTCGGCATCTACCAGGCTGACGATGATGCCAACTCAGCTAGCGAAAAAGCTGGTGCTGACGGTCACAATCAAGCGCAGCGGGAACTCGTCTCTCAAAAGGTCGAAGCGCTGAAATCTAAGGTGGAAAATCCCAGCGGAGATATTCAGTCCTTACTCACTGAGTTCGAAAAGGTCGGCGTAACGCCCGGCCAAGTAGCTACTAGGCTGCGAAAGAATCCTAGCGATGCCACGCCGGAGGAAATCGCCATCTTGAAGTCCACGCTTACCGACATCAAGGCTGGGAAGGCACACTGGTCGGGCAAGGCGAACAGCAAGCCGCCCGCCACCGCTGAGGCTGACCGCCCAATCAACGCCAATGAGTTAAAGGTGTTTTGGGGTGCTGTGAAGGGTGGATGGGGTTGGACGGAGGAAGAGACCCACGCTCAATTAATGGGCAAGTTTGGAATCCGTAGCGTAAAGGAAATCACCAAGTCACGGCTTGATGAGATTATGAAGTACTTTCAAGACAACCGGACACGTCCAGCGCAGCAAGTCACAGATGAAGACTTTCCATACTGACAGGAACCCAGCATGAGCGACTTCGATGGAAGAGGCTACCGATTTGCCAGTTACTTTGAACCGTGCAGATGCGGGCGCACCAAGACGGAAGCAATGACTTTCTGCGATTCATGTCTAGCGGTACTACCTGCCACGCTGAGCGGGGTCGCGTTTTGGGCTGACGTGCTCAATGACGCGACTCCGTGGCGGCTGGCACGCTACAAGATCGCAGAAAAGTTTCTCGAGGAAAGCGGACGGTTCACAACGGGGAAGGTTCCTGATTGGTCAGACGCGAAGGAATTATTTCAGATCACAGGGAGTCCCTATCATGTCGGTTTGGGGCGATAATCCTGAATGGTTCGATGAGTGGCTTGAGAAAAGGGCGCTGGAAGGCAGATTCGGCCTGGAGGTACAAGCAAGGGCTGAAGCTGGTGACTTTGAAGCCTACATGGAATGGAACAAACTTGATCCCACTGGCGAGTTGGGGACCGAAGCCACTCAGGATTATTGGGAACGGCGAATGTCTGATTGATTTTTCCGTGGATGGCCCTGGATAGCAGGACCAGCGGGAAAGGGAGGCGCGTGCGGCGAAAAGTTAAGGGAGACGGCACGGCCCTTACAGCAATCCGTCACACCTAGAAGAGGCCGTAATGGTTACTGACGGCCACGCGCTTTACTACTGAAGGAGGAATCATGGCACAGAAATTGACGACTGAGGCAAAAGTGGTGAATCTTTTTATGGACGTTGACTTGGGAGAGACCGCACGTCTGCTGGCTCTCGCTCGTCAGATAGTCCACAAGCGGCAAGGTGCGGTCACTGTAACGGCAAAGGCCCGCAAGCCCCGTGCGGACAAAGGATCGAAGCGCAGCCAAATGGCTCCGATGCCACAAATGCCGAAGGAGCAATGATGTCTGCCGTTTGGTGGCTTCCATTCTCGGTCGTCTGCCTCAGCTTTGAGATAATAGGCCGGGGTATGTGGCGCGGGTATCGAGGCGGATTAGCTTTTCTCGGCCTTGTCATGGCGGCGATGGGGATGGCGGGAATAGCTTTGTTGGTGGCGGGAAACTGACTATAAAGGAGGACAAATCATCGTGAAAATCACAATAGAAAGCACGACTAAAGTAGTGACCGCTAATGGAATCCAATGCCGGGTATGGGAAGGCGAGACCGCAAGTGGGATTAAGGTTCAATGCCTTATTCCTCGCATTGCGGTTAGTAGAGATGATGATACGGGCCAATTTGAGAAAGAATTACAAGAACAGCGAGCACCTTTAGCGGAGGTAATGGCCTTCCCACTACGCATGATTCTCTGAATTGGAACGATGGTCACGCGCAACCGAAGGCTTATCTTGGAGGTAAAATCAATGGCTAGGATTGGTGAAAGGGTATCGTGGGAGGACGAAGGCGGCAACCGCCAAGTGGCGAGTTTGGTTGACTACATCCCCGAGGTTGACGTGGTACTCTTGCGCGACGACTACGGGAATTACATGGCGCTCAACGTAGCTGAGATCGAGCAGGGCATTGAGTACGAGGCGGAGGCATGATGAGCCGATTTCACATAAATATTGTGCATCCTGAGTGGCTCGCTTATTCAAATCCAGGTAGGACCTTGCAGTTGTTTCACCAAGGTAAGCTTCCTCAGTCGGTAGCTGGTTGGATGCTAGTCGTGTCGCTAACACGTCCCCTTCGTGCGATTTACGGAAGCGATTTCCGAGCAGCCTTAGCTCTTCTTTGGAGGTCTATTCATTCCATGATTTATACGCGGTATCTGAGACTGAAATGGTCAATTTTCGGATACCACGAGGACGAGCACGAGCATCAGGAGGAGGCTGATGATGGCCTGGCCCCATAACAGCTTGCCGCCGAAACCTTGGGTTCCGGTGGAGTCAATCCCGTTTAGCGAAGCCGTGCTTTGCGTGGACTGCAACCTCATTGTAAAGTCTACGAACGACCATTGCCCCGTGTGTGATGGACATTCTATTCTTAGACTTTCGGCTGTGCTGGACAGGAGTGTGCCGAATGCCCGCTGACATGAAGCGCTATCCGCTCGGCTGGGATGATTTTAGCATTGAGATTCGCTTTGACCGTGCTGGGGGCCGCTGTGAATGCACAGGAGAGTGTGGACTTCATAGGAATCACGACTTATACCATGAAGCATCGCGACGTTGCTTTGAGAGGCACGGACTTAGGGCAGCCTATGCAAAAGGTGTGGTCGTATTGACTGTTGCACATCTTTGCGCCTGTGATCCTCCCTGCATGATTCCTGAACACGTCAAGGCAATGTGCCAGCGATGTCACTTGAGAACCGATCAAAAGCTTCATGTCCAGCATCGTCATAGAAATAAGCGCCTAAAGGCAGAGCAAGCCGGACAGCTAACATTGAAGGTGTAAAATGGCCAGCCGTCAAAGGCTTTATCAGGTTCAGAAGATTGCGAACGGAAGATGCAGCAATTGCGGCAGAAAGCGGAAGCACTATGCAAGCCTTTGCGATTCCTGCCAAATGCGATTCCGCATTCGCTGGCGCAAATGGGCAGGGTTCCGACCCTGGAGGAAAGGTCGCCCAGGCAGACCGCCGAGGATCACGGAAGTGGCGTATAGGCCAGGGTGAGATTTATATAGAAATTGGACAATGATGTGGTATACTTTTCTCATGGATAAAAGATGCCAATTTTGTAAGAAGCAATTTCACAAGCGGGAAACTGATTCTCTGCGTTACTGGGGCGAGAGGAAATTCTGTCAACGTAATTGCTGGAGAGAATTTCTAAAAGAGAAAAGTAAATCCAGAAATCTATCAATGTTAAGTGTTGCGAAATTTTGCTCTACAACTCAGGAATTTTGCTCAAAATCTAAAATGAAACCCAGGTCGGCACAGGTTCTTTTACGAAAACTTGGTATTAAATTACCAAGTATTGATCGTCCTCCATGTCCGTCACAGGATGAGAAAAAAGCAGCGAATTGGTTAGTGTCTAAGGGCTTCAAACCGATCTTCCAACCTTACAGGCGTTCTTACGACCTAATTGTTAATGGTAAGCGGGTAGAAATCAAATCCGCTCGACCTCGGAATTGGAAGTGGCGCGTAAATATTCATCGACATAACCATTTAGATGAATCCAAAGTCGATGTCTATATGTTTTCGCTGTACAACTTTCCAGGAGGTAAGAGTGGGCTACACATAATAGTTCCATCTCCAGTTAAGAGGTCCACCATGTCCTTTACCGTAAGAAGTCTGATCTCCAAATGGTCAAGGTACGTTAATGCCTTTGAGTTCCTGGAATCAAAAAAGATGAATTTAGGACTTGACAAGTGAATCAAATTTTTTCTAGAATCTTAGCTGTTGTCGGAGACGCGACCGGCGACGAGGGAACAATTCCAGGGGGAGGCTGCCCAGATCAGCCTCTTCCTCTCCCAGTCTGGGTGGGAAATGTCAAGTCATTCACGAAATCCCAAACAACCAAAATTGAGAGCCGCCGCTATTTGTGTCCTCGCTTCCGGGTAGCTGTTGAGGCCCCCGTGACTGTAAAACAATGCTATGCCATCACGGTTAGGAATGAAAATAGAGGCACGGGGCACGCCATGCTCGCAGACGGGCGAGTCAAAAGTCCTCGTGTCTCTTACCTTGAGCAATATCGTTTTTGGTGTTGGAAGGCACAAGGCGCACGGCACAAGTCTGTTGACTCTTGTACGGCTCCGCCCAGGTCAGAGCATCAGCGCAGAAACCATGCCGGCGACCCTAAGCCCTGGCTTTCACCCCTGGCAATCCTGACCGACTACTGTTTGGCTGCTAAAGAGCGAAGGGCAAAGCGAGCCGGATGGCTTTAATGGAGGGATTGTGTGTAAAGAGTGGGAAGAGAAGAAAGACGCCGAGGAAATTAGGAAGTTAGCTGAAGAGGATGACAAGCAAGGAAGACGAGCTGCGATATTTACTTCGCAGAGCGAAGAGGATGAAGTAAAGCATAAAAGCGAACGCTGTTGGCATTGTGGTGGAATCGGACGATGTGAATGTGTGGCGTGCTTCAATATTAATGAGTCTGCTTGCTTGATCTGTGCGCCGATATGTAAAGTGAGGGCTTGGAGAAATTTGGCGTCCTACAGCGAGCGCGTGGGACCATCCGCGCGCCCTGGCTCGACTATTCACACTCCACCGCAAAGATATATCGAACATTTTCCTTGATCTATTTGAAAAGGGAGAATCAATATGCAGCAAGAGCTTCCCCAGTGGTTGCCACAGGACGCTTGGATAGCGTTTATCCAAATGAGGAAGGCGATCAGAAAGCCTTTGACTGAGTATGCGAAGAAATTGGCAATCAAAAAGCTGGAGCAGTTGAAGGCAGAGGGAAACTCACCAGAAGAGGTCTTGAATCAGTCGATTCTAAACGACTGGCAAGGGCTTTTCGAGGTCAAGAAAAGCGGAGGGAATGGAAGTGGAAAACCGGCTTGGGAGAAACCAGACCTCGGAGCGTGCGCGGAAACCGCTGCTTTCATCCGTAAAATTGGTTCAAAAGCTAGTCCAAGCCAGCAAGAATGGCTCAAAAGGTGGGACGTGGAACACAGGGTTTGAGTCGGTGGGGGAAATAATCAAAAGAAAGGGAGATTAGCGAATGAAACTCAAGGTTGAACGTGGCAAGAAAATACCTTTCTCTGAAATCCGTGGACTTACAATAGAACTGCAAAGCATTAGGCAAATCCAGGGTTTACTTATCGAACCTAGTGACGGAAAATCAGTGGAATGCGTGATTGCGAAAGTTAGAGAGGTAATTCACAATCGAGGCCCATATGATGCTGTAACCAGACGGGCACCTACAGGTATCCTTGTATGGAGATTGTACCAGCCAAGGTAGGCGCTGGCTGCCAACGATGCGGAGTAGAAGAGTGGTAGCGGCCACGCAGAGGGTGAGATGAGACTTGGTAAGCAGCGTTCCTTAATGCGGCATGTTTCACTGAAGCGGAATCCGAGGTCAAAGATGCCAAATAGACACTATCAAAAAGGTCGCCGGGCCGAATACAAAGCGCGAGCCATCTTGGAAACTGACGATTACCACGTCTTCAGAATGGCGGGAAGCCATACTATTTTTGACATCATTGCGCTTTCCAAGCATGGGAAACCAGGGGAACCAATTGTCCGTTGCATCCAGGTAAAAGCTGGACGAAAGCCATCTGTGGCTGAAAGGGAAGAGATCGAGGCCGCTATTGTCCCTCCGCTGGCGAGCAAGGAAATCTGGCGGTTTATTGACCGCATTCGAGAGCCAGAGATTGAATTTCTGAAATGATACTCGAAAACAAACTCTTTACGAAAGTCTAACGTGCCCCGAGAAAGTCAGCGGGGAGAAAGGAGGTATCCAATGTCTACAGTATCAGTTCCACTTACACTCATCACGCAGCTTCAAGCAGATATGGTGGCACTAGCGGCTTGCGTAACCCCGCCAACACCCGTACAGTACGGACCAGTGAAAGTTCTCGGTGTTACGGCTTCACCTACACCGTTCGGGATGAAAGCACCATATACGGTCACGGTAGAGCCGCTTTCGGCAACAGGGGCTGTGGGCGCACCAGTTGATCTAGTGGTAGCAAACGATCCGGCCACGCTGTCTCCGCCAATCGTGATTGGAAGCGTCTACGGCTTCGCATACACGCCGGGCGACGCGAGAGGCGGGACGATCACGAACGTCGTGAAGTATCAATTGGTTTACACTCCGGGATAGGTGCCACCGACCCGGACCAGCTTCCGCCCCGCGCTGGAACGGCTCTCGCCAGCGTGACTGACCGCCACGGTTCTCTACCAAGAGCCGTGGCGGAGGGGCGGTGTAGGCAAGGCTGCGGCGGATGGAGTAGCCGGAGATGCTTGAAGGCCCAATAAGCGGCCCGCAGCCTGACTTCTAAGGAGGAATAATGCCTTACCTTAAAACTGACCTAACATGGTGGGATTCCAAACGTGGGGTTACGCACTCCGCACGCGGTGACAGGATAGTGGATTCTGATCGTGAGACATTTGTAGTTTGGACAGATTGCGGTATTGATGTTCCTGCGAATGCGGCTGAGGTGCGGGATAATCAATCAGGTTGTGCACCTGAGATAACCTGTCCCAATTGCCTGCGATTCTTGGGAATATTGAACCAAGGGATAAAGGCCCGCAGCCTGCCCACCAAGGAGGAAAGCGTGAAACACATCATAAGATTTGGAGTTGGATTACTGATTTTCGCACTGCCGGTTTCAATTTTGCTAGGAGCAATATGGTTTGGCGGAAAATGGATAGCGTTAGGCTTGGGTATCCTCTGCCTAGCAGCAATAACTTATCTCATCGGTACAATTAAGATGCTCGGCAAAATCTGGCGGGGGATAAAGTTCTGACCTGAAAGGAGGAAGAAATGATCGTTCCAATTGGTGCGGGGCACATTAGAGGGGGAGGCATACGGTTTCCTCTGTGGGCAAAGATTATCCTTGCCTGGATAGGTTTCCTTTTTCTCTGTGAAGTGCTCGTTTTTATATTTGGGAGGTAAAACGGAAATGACACTGGAAGAGTTCAAGGGATTGGCAACTAAACTTGAGGATATTGGAGTCGAACGCGCCGATCACATAACCGGTCATCTTGAGGACTGGATTGATGGATACACGGAAAGGGTTATTACCGAGGCCCAAGCCGTGATTGTGGAGCAGTGCGCCTCGGTGCTGGAAACTAGAATCAAGAAACTTGTCGCCGAAAATCCGGACCAGGATTCAGATGAGGGAGTGGCAGCTAGGGCACAATGCTTTCATCTTATGGAATGTGAAAACGCAATTCGCTCCCTCTCCCCCGATCCGGGCTTCCTGGACCGCGAGCGGATGAGGGCGTGGCTCGCAGGACATGACGCGGCGGAACACTTGATGAACGGCGGAGATCACGAGGAGTATTGCTATAAGGATAACCCCTGCCGCAAGCGCAAAAAGATGCAACACCTATTGGATGAGTTCAAGCGCCAGATGGACGAGAAGGGGGCGAAAGATGTCGCTGACTGAAGAGGAAAGGGAATTTATAGGCCAGCTAACAGACAATCACGAATTGATCGTGGCTATTGAGATAATCCGCCGCCTCACCGAGGCCAACGAGCGGTTGGAGGCGAAGTGCGAGCAGGCTGCTTGGGTTCCTTTGAAAGAGAGAATGCCGCCGCCTGATTCGATTGAGGAATTTGCGGAGCGTGGGCTTTCAAGTAGTGTTGAGCTATGGGACAACGCCAACAACCTCTGGACTGGATTCTACAACTATCAGGAATCAAGATGGTGGATTCACCAAGGAACAGAGGATGACGAACCCCTGCCAGAGATTTATGAAATCACCTATTGGCGGACTATTCTAGGGCCAAACGCTAACCCCGGCGCGGCTCTGCTGGAGGAACTCAAGGCGCTCCAGGCTCAGGTAAAAGAGGAAAAGGCAGCCTGCCGCGAGATGGCGGATTTGGCAGTGAATGCGATTGATCGTATTTGGGCCGCCATTGGGGATGCGTTGTGTAGCGGCAAAGGCATAGAAAAAGCATACGCCCATGCGGTGCTCAAGGACATTGACCTAGCAAAGAGAACCATCACTGAAGCTAACCTAGGAGGATCAGGGCTTAAAGAACTAACGGTACTCCGCGAGCGCAACGCGGAGCTGGAGGCTGTGAGGGATGCGGCAGAACTCGCTCTTAACCTATCTTCGGTTTCAGGAGATGAGGCACTGCGCGAGGCCCTCACCGCGTGCCCCAAGGCAAAGGAGGGATGATGAGCGACGCATGGCCTTGGATTGTGAAGTGTACGGACATTGGAGTGGGAGCGGCGATCATCATTTTGCTCGTTTCTTTCGCGTGGAGTTGGGCGGATGCGATTGACTGGAAGCTGAAGTAATGATACCCCGCCCCAACCCGCTCTACATGGCGCTGGGCTTGGCGACGGCTCCGGTGCTCGTGGTGATCGTGATTGTCGCAGTGAGGAGCATACTGAAATGACCATGAGAATCAAACGCGAACCGAGGGGATTCCCCTGCTGCCAGTGCACACGCAGCACGACGCTATATTGTTTGGCGTGCGGCAACCCTCTCTGTCGTCGGTGTGTTCAATGCTCTTGCGGAGCAAGAATAAAGGCGAGGGGAAGGCCATGATTGTCGTCGTAAAGTGCCTGCTGAGATAGGCGCGACTGGCGCAAGAGGGAAGGTGAGTCCAACGAAAATCAGACGCGCAAGCATTATCCCGAGTACTGGATACCGATTAGTGACACTTGTCCTGGTGGCTTTATTTGGACTGGTGGTGTTACAGGCATTGGGATCGAATGCCCAAGCGAACGGCCCGCGAGCAACTTTGAGGTTTTCGTGCTCGGGGTGACGGGCCTGAGCCTGTCGCGGGAAGGAGTTAAAGCCGGATTTCCGGGTAATTTGCCCTGTCTCTTGGCGTGGTCGACGTAAGGACCGAGAGCAGGATGAACTGGAGCTTTTAACTATTCCACCCTGCCCCTACCCTGCGATCTCAAGGGGCGGGGCAAATTACCCGGCGACCCCGTTATAATGGACAAGGATTCATGGCTTGTGGGCGCAAACTCGGGTCTGTTGACCTCTTCCCAGAACTTCATTCTGAATTAGTCAAGAAGGGTAAGCAATGGCTGAGAGGAACGAAACGATGCTACCCAGTTTTCTCCGAGTCAACATCTTGTCGGGAGTCTCCTGATGCAATTGGCTGGAATTCTCGCGGCTCAATAGTGGTGGAATGCAAGACATCTGTGATAGATTTCCGCAGGGATCGCAATAAGTATGTCGGCTTCAGGAATCCACGCGACGGTTATATTCACAGATCAGGCAGAGGATGGAACACCAAAAAGTTCCAAGAATTAGGATGGGAGAGAGTTGACGTTACACGGATGGGAACTCGACGCTATATACTTTGCCCATTTGGTCTCATCAATGAAGAGGATTTGCAGGAGTACGCCCCTGACCATGGTCTTTTATTTTCTCGCGGCAAACAGATCCTAGTCATGGTAGAGGCAAGCAAAAGAACGACGGCAGATTTAGAGTCCGAAGTGAGATTATTGAGATTGCATTGGGGGAGCAGGAATAATGATTCAGAGCCCGTTGGTGAACAGCGCTTTGACTTGCCAGAGGAGCAACCTGATTCCGTTGAGGAAAATCAACTGATACTTGAAAACCTGTTCAAGGACATAGCCCGCTAGATACTCCGCCATGACCCAGCGCAGGTCAATCAGCTTAGCCGCAAGCTCTCACTAGCCAGCCCATCAGATTCCCCGCCTTTGAAGGATTAGCTTGGACATCTTTGAGGTAGTAGAGGACTCTGGCTACCCGAAGCCTTGGCAGGATGTCATTCTCCGCGCAGCCGTTGAGATGCGAGATGGTGTCCGGCCCAATCTTGCCATCCTCGGCCACGGTTCCGGCGCGATACAAGTTGATCGCCTGCTGGATGACACGCGGGCCGGCGCCCGGCCCTGGATTCACCAGGCAGTCACCGCAGGCGTTGGCAACATCCTGGTCCCGAACCTGGTCAAGCTGCGCGGGAAGTATGTACTCGTTTAGGTAGATGCTGCGGGCGTCCGAAAGAGACAAGTTGGCGACATCCAAGCCGGGATGGAATTTAGAAGCTATGCCCCAGCGCGTCACTCCCCCGGCATCGGTCGTTACTTTCCCGCTTAGCGTAGGGTCTTCATGCCAAAGAATGAAGTCTACGATCTGGTTTATTGAGGCCATCTTATTGACCTTTCAAGACTTAGGCGGGCCGCTTGGCATGGTGGGATGTAAGGTGGGGTAGTCATTTTGATTTGGTTATCAGGGCTTGCCTGGTGGGAGCGACCCGCCTGTAAGAGTTTGGGCATAGAATCGTATTGCCTTGGGTCTCAACGTCGCTGTGCGTGTCACTGGTGAGCGCCGTTGGGGGATTTAACGGCCTTCTTACCCGTTAGGTTGACGACGCAGACGTCGCCGGGGGCAGAGCAGCCGCCAAGCTCGTGTTGACAGCTTCCAAAGCATCATCAAGGGCGCTGAGCGCTTGGGATGCCGCTTCCACTGCCGCGTCCGGGTCGCCAGCGGTTTGAATCGCCGAAATCGCGCGCTGAACGATGTCTTGCAGGGCCTTCACGTCTGCCTGCAACTTTACAACCACATCCTGAAGGTCAGTAAGTCCACTCATTATGGCATTCTCCTTTCCAAGAATCAGGTCTATCTTGTCCTCAATTAGCTTGAGCCGGTTGTGTCGGCAAAATATCCGCATCTTATTTCGCGGCCATCCTCGCCGCTGCCTGTAAGTTGGCAATCTTGCCGCTGGCTACGACGTGGTAGCGGTACCAGAGGTAGCCAAGGCCGCCGGCCCCGATGAGGACGCCGATCAAGAATACGAGCAAATATCCCATCGCCTACTCCTTTGCGGGCGGCTGCCCATTCGGGGCTTGACCCGCATTGTAGCGCTGAACTGTTTCGTTAATTTTCCCGAGGGCGTAGAGCGCCGAGATAAAGGCCGTCAGACCGTCTAAGGCCGGGAGTGAGGTCTTGAGGTGCCATACGATGAACGTGACCCACCCACAGGCGAATACCAAGGCGATAAACGTCGCCAGGCGGCTAAATGACGCCGAACTGGAATCCGAGAAAAGGCCCCTAAAGAATCCCATTGGAACCTCCCACCCTTACTGAATCTGAACGGTTTTAGGTTGCTGTCTGACCATTTCCTTCCACGCACCAAAAGGCCCTAGCCATAATTGGCCGGATGGAGATCTCCAAACACACGGAAGTTTTTGACTCCATCCAGCAGCTTCCAATTCCTTAATCATCCGCTCTATAGCTGGGGTCTCCATGTTCCTCCCTTGTGATGGTGCGTCCTGAATGGCTTGACCACGGCCACGGTAATGCCTCCGATGATTACTCCCGTGAGGATGGCTACCGAAGTGAGTGCCACATCGTGCGTCAGTCGGTGCCAGAGGGAGCCGCCTTTCGCGGCGTTTTTCCATGTCTTGACTTCCTCCGTGCAGACCTTTAGTTCCTCGTTGATGAGGCCGTTCGTGTTCCTTTCGGCAAACAGATTGACTTCACATTCCTTACATTGCTCGCCCTGTTTTGCCAGCGTCATCAATTGCTCGGGCGTCATCACGTACATCTGCTGAGTGGTGGCGGGTGTCGCGGGGCTAGTCGCGGTTGCGGCCTGCGCAGGAACGGGCACCTGAATGACGGTCGGCTGGACTCCCGGGAAGTACTGCGGGATCACCTGCTGTGCCTGAGCGGGAGTCTTGATCTTAGCAAACGCATCCCGCAGTTCTTCAATCTGCTGCTGCTGGTTGGCAGCGATCTTTTCCGCTTGCTCCTTGTCAGCCTTGCGTAGGGCGTCCGCTTCAGAGGACTTTGCTTCGGCAGCAGCTACGAGATCATGCGAGCGCCGAATCTCTGACCACGAGTAGATGCCCAAGCCCGTCAATATCACGATGACGAGCGCCACTTCGATAGTAACCCGTTCACGGTGGGTCATTGCGTTTTTCTACTCCTGCCGCTTTAGTCTTGCCTGCTCCAAGAGAATGTCAGTCTGCTTTTCCGCTATCCCTCCAAGCGTTCCAATCATAGTCTTTAGCATCTCATTTTCCGCTATAAAATGCGGTTCAAGTGCTTTGCTGACGCTTCTTCCAATGGCATCGCTGAGCCTTGATTCCCAAAGCTCGACCTGTAATTCAAGCGGGCACCGCCGCCCATTCCCGTTCTTACGCGACTTCAGAAAGGCAAACATCTGAGCCAAGGCTAGGAGCACCAAGGCTCCCCCTATTCCAAGTTGACTTATGCCATCCATAGGGCCTCCGCACTGTGCATTAAGAGCATGAGCTTTTCCACCGTTCACTTTACCAGCAGGGAAAGGGTGTAGAACATCAGTCCGCCAGCGACCAGCTTCAAACGCCACGGCTCGACTGGCGCGGGCCAAGCGAATGCGGCTAAAGCGAACAGAACGAACGCAAAAATCAGGCAAATCAAACTCCACGGTGCATTCATGTCAATCCTCCATTGAAAAAATTAGTACGCGCTTATGTAAATCTCGTACACGAAAATACTGTCTGAGTACGCCGCCGCTGGATAAGGCTGAATGGCCTCTACCTTGACGTGACTAAGATTCTGACTACCGCCCAGCGTCACCGTGTCCGGCGTCACGCTCTTGTCCCAGGTCGAAGTCGTGGAATGCAGATTCGTCCAGGTGCTTCCGCTATCTAGCGAATACCTGAGAACTGCCGTGCTAGGAGAAGTCGTATCCTGATACTCTTTGCTGTAGATCGTCAAGACAGCAGAGGTCCAGGGTCCAGCGGTGTTTGTGAATCCCGCGAATGTGCAATCACCGCTCCAATTGCCATAATAAACCAGTCCGGTAACTGAGGCGAAGGTAGCGAGATTGCCGTCATAGGCTTGGGCAGGACTTGTTGTGACGTATGTTCCCGTGTCGGTGGCGGTCGTCGGCCTATAGATGGTAGACGGCGTGGCGGTCGGCGTCGCCGTGACCTCAACTGAGTTCGGGCTTGGCCCAATGCCATTCGCGGCTTGAACCACGAAATAGTACGGAGTTCCATTGGTCAATCCAGTTTTCGTGTAAGTCAAACCGGGAATAGAAGGACTGAGACAGGTATAGGGTCCGCCGCTCGTGGTGGACCAACAGGGAGTGTACAAAGTCGCGCCCAAACTAGCGTTCCATGTCAGGACAACCTGAGTGACCCCCGCCACAGCGCTCAATCCTGTTGGGGCAAGTGGAGCACTTCCCGCAACCGGGGCGCTCCCTGTAACGGCGGCAAGGACGCTGGGGTTCGCTCCTGTTTGATAGACCTGGCCGGTGGTCATCCCCGCTGCAAGGGCGAGTTCGTTGGTTGCATAAGTCGGGAAGTTGCTAGTGAGGCTCGTCCAGCCACTCGGCGTGACCGCCGCAACCGAGTGTGTCTGCATCTGTGCATCGGTTAGGCTCTGATTTGTGTTTCCTGTGCTCGGCACAGCGTAAATGTTAAGAGTGCCCCCACTACTGCCACCAATCATCGCACCGCCATTCGACACACTATCGGTCTGACTCTCCCAGCGCCAGGTGGTGTCGTTCCAACACACGTCAGTGCCGAAGTATCCGTAGGTGAAGGTTCCGCCTGAACCTGGCCCGGAACCAATGCAGGCGTTTCTGGCGCTATTCGCTCCCGCATAAGGTGGTTCCCCTACATGTAGGGTCGTGGCACCTACGGGAGTGAATCCCGTGTTGCCAGCGCAGTACATAGTGGCGTTCTGACCGCCAAACCCGACTCCTAGCATAGTATTCCCCGCGCTTGCTAGCCCCCCATAACCCTCCATCGTGTTCGCACAACCCACGATGGTAGGTGGCATCATACCGAAGGTGTCAATCGAAAACGTACTCATCCCCCAATCAAAAGCATTCAGTACTGAACTCGGAAAATGCCCAGTGCGAGTATTCGTCGCCAAGTCAAATTTTGAGTACTGGACTATGCTTTGAGGAACCGACAAGAACGGATATTCGTTTGCCTCTATGGACGCGTCACAGTGCTCTTGAAAGGCATTTTCAAAGTCGAGTCCAAAAATCACCAGACCGTTCGTCGAAAAAGCTGAACTTGTTTCACTGATTGCAGCCGCGTGACTGGAGCAGGAGTTCGTGTAACTCTGCTTACTCGTGATCTGACCCATTGTCGCTCCGAATATGTCATCGTCAAAAACTATCCAGGAGCCATAGGCAAGAGTTACGGAGTTGTTTGCCTTCCCAAGGTTGATCTTTGTCATCGAAACGGGCGGAGTAGCAAGAGTGGTAAAAGCGGACGTAACCCCGGACGGCGGAGTTAGCGTTGCGGAATTGGCTGTCGATAAAACCAAATCCGCTAAATGTGCCGTGCCGATATAACCCGGTTTTGACCAAGTCATGGCATCGTAATCCGTGCTCTCTGCACCATAGTTAAAGAGACCGAAACTGCCGAAGGTGCTGACAGTTACATGATCGAATGTGTGCCAACTTCCGTTGCTGGTGGTTGTTTTGCCAGACAGGACAAGTATTCGAGGCGCGTCCGCCGCAGATGTTCCGCCCTGTATCCAGAGGTTGGAGTATTGAGTGTGTTCATCCCCACTCTCGTCAATGCAGGTTCCGGTGTTGGCGACTGAGGAAACGCACAAGATTTCACTTGTGCCCTCAGTTGAGCCTTCAATCCTCCAGTGATCGTGTCCAGTAAAGTTAAGGTTCTTTACCGTGCATGTTGCAGGGGGAATCGTCAAGACACTGCTACTTGCGACCGCCAGGTTGAACGCAGCTTGAACTTCTATTGTGTCGTCAATCGAGCCGCAAAGAGCGACAATCGGTGCCGCAAAAACTTGTATGCCGCCTAAAGTGAATGGTGTAGTAATTCCCGTGCCGCTGAATGTAACGTCAATCGTTGTGGGTCCAATCCAGAATTGAGCCAATCCATTCGAGTCGCACGTGCCAGGATTCGGAGCGGGGTTCCCCGAAATATCATAAAGCGTTGCTTGCGTGTAGGGACTACTGCCCGTAACATAGACCGTATAAGTCGCCTTCGGGTAGGAACCGACAATGTTAGTCGGCACATTCACCCCGGGAGTTTGCATTACCGAACGCAACGCCAGCGCCTTGCCGCCTTGGGTACATGGCACTGTCATTTTGACTTGCGCCTGCCCAGTCGCTGCGAAGAGTAAGATGAATGCGAGTAAGTATTTGGTCATTATTTTATCAACCCGACCTTTCTTGCACCCTCGTAGACAGCACCTGCTCCAGCCGTCCAAGCCAGTCCGTGGCCAGCGTATCGCGCCAACTCTCTACGAGTAGAGCCTTTTGGTCCTAAAATTGGGTGAGCCTTACTTTCTGCCTTTCTCAGTAGTTCCTTTGCGACAGGCTGATTCGTGGCCTTCTGAAGCCCGATGAGATCAGATTGCCACTGCTTTAGGGATCGCAAGTCTTGACCAGAGAGATTCGATAGATTTTCATAATAGGCATTCCTGACTGTGTCAGTTTCTTGTTTCAGGAATTTCATACGGGGATTATGCTGACCAAGTGCCGCTTCGACTTCGGGCTTAGAGTAAAGTGCCTTTGCTTCCTCATTCAAAACTCGAAGACGTACTTGCATTCTCCGGGGCGTCCAATTTTGTTTTTCGTAAATCGCCGCATCTTTCTCAATCTGCTTTACTAATCGAGGCTCAAACGACCTCATGTTTTCATCTATCAATGAGCGAAGTTTGTCAGCTATCGGCTGTCCAGAGATAGGGGTATCTCCCAATGCCCCAAATTTAGGCGTGGTAACCGGTTTTTTCCCGATGCGCGAAACCTCTTCCTGCCATGGAAGGAGATTCGATTTAGGGGCGGTTCGAGCAATCGGTGTAGAAAGAATCTTGTTCTCAATCTCGCTAATCTTAAGGGATGCTCGTTTAGCCTCTTGAGATATTTTCGCCATACTTTCTTTTCCAGTTAAGTTCAATCCTGGCGTCACGCGCTTTACAAGTTCTGCTGTGGGCTCTCCCTCAGTGAGAGGAGAAAGCCTTTCAGTAATTCTTGCCGCTGCCGTTTCGGAACGCGCCGTCTGATAGTTTTTAGCCAACGCAGGAAAGTCACCCATCAGCTTTCCTGTTACTACCATTCCTGCGGCTTGTCCTATAAATCGCGGTGCCTTGGAAAGCAAATAGGCATAAGGGTCAGCTTTGAACGTCTCGTATTCATGCTTCCAGTACTGAATCATGGCTTGCCTTTCCGCTTTCGCCTTGCCCGGTTCTCTTATTTGTTCTATGCCAGTCTTGATTCCCTGATAGACAAGTACGGGGGAAGATTGAGTAACCAGTCCTTTTGCCACATCTCCTAAACCTTTAGCTTCTTCTAAGAGAGCCGTTCCCGTTCCTTCCCACCAGGGGGCTTTGAGTGGCTCAACCGAATATCTAGTTTGACCACCAAGAATCGGCTTGGCTTTAGACATATCTATCTTGACTCTGCCAGTGGCAGAGATTAGCTTGGCCTTGCTCATGTCTAAAACAACTTCACCATTAGCCATTTGGGGCAACTCCCAAATCTTGTCCGCTGTCGTTCGTGTAATGATTTTGTCCATCAGATCCAGGAGCTATGTGTGTTGCTCCTGCTGGCGCTCCACCAGAGCGTGGTTCACTTTCTGTCTTAGTGCTTGGAGGAGTCTCGCCCATCTCTCTGTAGACCTTTTCTACTTGCGGGCTGATGAGTTGTGGAAAGTCTTTCCCTGAAGTGCGCTTGTAGGCGGTGTTGGCCTCTTCAAGTCTTTCGGTTCCAACCCTTACCATGCCTTTTAGAACCTCTAGCATTTGCAGAGGTGTGGCGTTTTCGTCAATCAAGGCTTGAGCTTGCTCCCTATCGTCCTCGTAAAGAGCACGATTATTCATTAGAAAGGTCATGTACTCTGTCCTTGCGGCAGTCAAGGGAACCAGGAAGGCCCTAACGCTGGGGTTCCCGGTATTAGTTTTCAACCAGTTTATCGAACGATTTGCCAAGGGATAATTCGTGTTTACGAGCGAAGATATTCTGCTGTAAGTATCTCCGCTGTGCCTTACAAGAGTCCCGTAGGATTGAACCTGTGTGCCGATGTTCTTTGGTGCCATCGAGTGAGCGGTAGCGACGGCAGCTACGACATCAGGGCTGTAAGCCGGGGAAACAAACCTACTAGGGTAGGCTTTGTCCATTCGCTTGAACTCGTTCCATGTCATTGGCCTAGTCTGGCCTGTCACGGTATCAGTCACGGATCCTGGACCACGGACATCTCCAAGGGCTTCCATTCTAATCACACCCGGTTCTACCTTGGTCTTCTTGGTAAACTCATCAAACGCCTTCATTTTGTTCGCTGGCGTTGGCGGAAGATTGTGAAAGGCGAGGTAATTTTGCTCGTATCTTGCAGCCTGGTCCGGTTTACCCCCTTCCGATTTAATCTCAGCTATTTGGGAGAGTATCGTTTCTCCCTGTTCTTTAGTTTTCCTGCCCGCTTGCATTTCGGTAATAGTTTGCGCCGCTAGTTGGTCAAGAGAGAATTTGCTTTCAGTCGGCTCCTTGCCAGGATAGAACGCTATCTCCTTCGCACGCGCAATTAGGCCCGCCTTCTGCCCAGCAGGTATTGTAGGGTCTTCATTTACAGCTTTGGCGTAATTCTCTAGCTGCCTCTGTGAAGCTTGCTCGTCAACATTCAGCCTTGCCGTTTCTCTCGCGCTTTCTTCGGCTCCAACTTGAGCGACCTTCGCTTGCTGTCTCTGGCGTTCTGGTTCTTCGGAGAATGGCCCCTGTGCCTGCGGTGCCTGAAACTCCCTTACTTGCGGCAGTCCCTGGCCGTGTGGTTGCGCTTGAGCCTCTGGCTGTCCACCTTGAGCCTGCTGCTTCCCCCCGCCAGTGAAAAGACTGGAGATCGAATCAAGGACGCCTCCGCCACCACCCTTCTTTCCTCCCTTCCCCCTTTTACCCGATGGCTGCCCTATCGTTTCATCGAGTTGAATAATGGAACTAAACGCCGCGTTCTTCGCCTCAATTGAAGCATCAGGAGAATTGATAACGAGTCCAAGGGCTTCCTTCTCAGCCTGAATTTTGTTGAGCTTCAGGGTCAAATCTTGCGCACGCTTGTCCTGAATGTCGCTTCCCAGCGTCCCCAGGAAACCGCTCAGAAAAGAGTTTATGGCGTTGCCACCCATTTCAAACCTCATATCCCGGACAGCATGGAAGAAAGATCTCGCCTGTTTCCAAGACACATTTCGGGTCACTTTTCAGACCATCATGCACGCTACCCGATAACCAAGAGAGCCGATCATTTTCGGAAGGCGCAGGGAAAATGAATTTGTATTTTAGGCCCCCGCGGTAAAGCGCCAATGCATCAGTCCAAATCCTTTCGCTCTGTTGAAAACAATCAATTCCTCCGTATGTGAGGCGGTTATACTCTTCCTGCGCTGCTGCCTTCGCTGGCGTCCAAGTCTTTTTGCAATGTTCCGATAATCCAGGAAGTTCTACATCCCACTCTTCTGGTGTCAGGTCTCGCCCGAGTTCGCGCTTCTTTCTTTCGAGGAATTGGTTGATTTCCCCCTTCACCCACATTTGGCGAGCTTCCTCAAGCATCTTTATCGCCCTAGCACGCAGACGATTGCGCTCTGTCCATGCGGGTTCGAGAAATAGGTCTTTCATTTTATGCTCCTATAAAGTTTATGGCATTTCCAGCCATAGTTACCCCATTGGACCTTCGTTTAGACTGGCAGCAGGATTCCCGCTTCCTCCAAATAGATTCATCATCGCAGTGATTAGTGGATTGTCACTCGGTAGATTTGCTGTCGGTCCTTTCGTCATCGTCAACCCTACAATTTTCCCCAGTGCCGAACCAAGATCAGCCATTGTCCGTCCAGTCATTTCCTGTTCTTTAAGGCCAGCCTCAATCGAAGTTGCCGCTGCTGGCCCCGCTTCTCCTAACGCCTTGCCCCCAATGTTAGCCACATTGGTTGCCGCGCTCGACCTTGCGCCTTGGATTAGCTGTGTGATTTGGTCGGCCAAGTTAAACGGCTGTTGCGCCATCGTAGACGCCGTCCCACCACCGCGTTGCCCAAACTGGCTAAGCGTCTGCCTCGCCTTTGCGTACTCTTGTGCGAGACCAGAGATATTCGGACCTTCGGCGGCTGTCAAGGCTGTCCGGTCGCCAGAGACCAACGGAGAGAAATAGCTGAGGGCTTCATTGATAGCTCCCCCGCCTGTCGTTAGACCGAAATTGGTAAGCGCCGACTCAGCGTTAAGTGCATTCTTGACAGAGGCGGGCTGGCGGTTGGCAAGGAGTCCACCACCAATAGCACCCCCAGCCCCGATGACCGCCGCTGCTATCGCAGGCATATTACAACTCCTTCTGGAAAACTTTCATCCCAAGGTCTTTCCAGCCAAGCCTTAACAGTTCCTTTTCAATTCCCGTAGCGCCATTCCAGATAAAGGTCAAAAGTGAATGTCTGCCGAGCCTTTCCCTCACGATTTCTTCTAGCTTTTCAGCCATAGCCTCAGCAAGCCCCGTTGCAAGTTGATCGTGGGCAACCCATACACCTTCCATGTGAGGAAGGGCAATCATGCCGACCCGTCCTTTAAGCTTGCCTTGCTCATCAAACGCGCAAATGGCAAACGAGTCGGTTGGCCATACCACCTTATCCGGCTGCTCGACTTTGTTCATCTCTTCCGCCGAAAGCAATCGAAGTTCAAGCGCCGCCATCGTTTCCATTTTATCTCCTCAGTGTATCGTTACCACAACTCCTGTCACGGTCGAGGGGGTAGACGGCCAAGTTGCGCACGCCTCACCGGAACTGGCGCTGTTGAGCACTACTGCCCCAGTCGTAGTCTGAAACTGAACCACGTAGCAGCGGGTGGTTCCGAGGTAGGTGTTCATCGCCACCCCGTCATCCGTGTAGGTCAGGGCACTCACGGTCGCGAGAGGCGCCGTCATGACCTCCGCCCCAGGTGACGGTCCCTCGAAAAGAAGGTACTTGCCCACGCATGGACTCGTGCAAGTTGCCGCACTCGTGGAGGCTGTCCATGTTAAGGTTACGCCGTGGTTCTCCGCCTGACCCTTTGCCACAGCAGCTACGAATAAGATGGCAGCGAAAAGTAGAAGTCGTTTCATGTTTCCCTCATCAAAGCTCAACACTCAGTCCCACACCACAGTGAACGGAAGGGTTGAATGAATTGTTTTCCCCTCTTTATTCTGGAACTCAATTGCTCCAACCGGAACCTCTCGGATGTGAATGTGAGTTGCGTTCTTGTACACCACCGCAGGTTGCATGTGTTCGACCTCTGCTGGTGGATACAAATAGACAGTCGCTTTTTCAGACATCTTTCCCCCTAATGCGGTACCGCCCGCAGATTTATTACCGGATACAGGGACGAAGTATATTCGAACACCCCGCGATCCCACTGCCGGTCCTGTCCCCGAAGCACACCGTCCGGGTCACTGTTGTACGGCGCAGAGAGAGTTAGCCCCTTATTCCAATCGGCGTTCTCCCCGACGAGGTGCAAATTCGGCGGCGACGCGGTCCATGCCACAAACGGCGTCGGAGCGCTCGACGGGACTTTTACGTCATAAGCCCCGGCTGGCGCGGTGTTTGTGGCTGAATTGAGCCAAGAGTTGTAGTCCTCCGTCATAACGCACGCCGTACATCCCTTGGCAATCGTTGCCGGGACGGTATTGTTCCACCAGAGGTTGTTTTTGACGGTCCAAGTGGATGCCACGCTGCCTTCACCCGTGCAGTCCTCGCACAAACCTGAGTCTAGGCCGTAGATATTCACGAAATCATTTTGGTAGATTTTCCAATTCGTGCAAAGCATTTTATTGATGCAGGCAATTGCGCCGTCACCGACTCCGGTGTTGCAGGGCCCGGTCTGACAAGAGAGCGCGTTGCCGTTGTCGTAGAAAAAGAGATTTCCATAAATCGACCAACTGTCTGCGGTGCAGCTTGGTGGGCAAGCGCCACGGTCAAGCTCCACGATGAAGCCCGACCCCTCGATAGACTCCCAGGCGTTGTTGCTGACCGTGACCGTGCTGGTGAGGTCGTCCGCCCAGCCCTCGCCGTGGTTGGAGGCGGTCGAAGCGTTGCCAATGATGTAGCAGTGGTCAACCGTGATGTTGCTGGCGCGTTCGGTAAAGATCGGGACGCAGCTTGAATTGTGAATGTAGAGATGCGAAAGCGTAAAGTTCGAGCCACCCCCGTTCGAACTTGTGCCCCCACCAGAGTCGTCATGGACGTTGAGGTCCACGTTCGCGTCTACTTTGGCGTAGCCCGCGCCCGAAATCTCCATGTAACTTACGCTGATGTCGTGGGGGCAGGACGGCCAAGCGTAAGAGGCCGCTTCGCAGAGTCCCAGGTTGTGGCATTCGCTGTTGGTGCAAGCTGAGCCGTCGATCTTGAGGCCGCACCCCGGACCGCCCGCGCCACAACCCATTCCCGCATAGGTTCCCGCCCCAGTCACGACCCAGTAGTCAGACGAGTAGTTGAAATAGAGCCCCACGCCCCCGGTCGATGCGTTGAAAACCGCTGGCCCCGAAACATCAGTCGCATAGGAGCTTAACCAGCCGACTGCCGTCCCGTGGCTGGCCGCAGTCGCCGCTTGAATTGTAATGGTCGTTGTGCCCGAGTTCGAGGTGTTGGCGAAGTACGCGGCGTAGGTTCCCGAGGCGAGGTAGTAGGTGTACCCTCGCGTAAGCGTAGCTGGCAGCGTGGTGTAGGCATTCGTCCAGTCGCTTCCATCAGCGGCTCCACTTGCGCCAACCCTAACATAACAGGCGGAGTTGGGTACGTCACAGGCCGTCGCCCAGCCCAGGACTGGAAAAGCTAGAAAAGCGAGAATGAGGATCAATTCGCGCATCTAGTCCACTTCCATCGAGCAGCTTGAAATAACCGCAGCCGTACCACCCGACGCATTTAGATACTGCAAGCTGAAGCTGTCCGCCGCAGCGAAACTGATTGTGTGAGCCACATCGGAGACTTCTTCGGGCACGCCGTCGCCAACGGCAGCCGTAGCAACAAGGCCACTCCCTGGACCTGATCCATTCTTAAACACCGTCATTACTTCGGGCTGAACCAACGGGGCCGCTGTCACATAACAGATCAGATTCTTCGCGGTAACTGCGCGTGGCATACCTGTTGCGACATAGGACGGGGCAGTCAATCGGACATTTGTAAAAGGCGCTCCGTAGGTGGTGCCAGCAGCGGGAAGTGTGATTCCGTCCGTACCCCAGATAATCATCCCTGTAGATGTTCCGGTCGGCACCAACTCCATACTGATTGACTGAATTGCGCCGGAGGCCGCACCCGCGTTTCCATTCACTATGCTAACGTCTATACGATCTCCTTGAGCAAGGGTGATGGCATGGCCTGTCACAGCGAAATTGTCACAATAGACATCTCCCGCATAGGAGCTTAGGGGTACGGTAGCCACAAGAAGTGTGTCCGCCATCGCCCCAGCAGCTCCAATTCCCTGACGAAGAGTGAATACTAAATTGCCACCAGCAGCATTGGCAGTAGCCATGTACACACACAGATTCCGAGCCGTCGCGCCAAGCGTGTAGGGGATTGGAACTTCCACGTTCGCTTCGGTGGCTGTGGGAGTTCCAGACATTGAAAACCCTGTGTAGACTGTTGCGCCAGTTGATACCGTAACGCCAGCGTAGGCATTCCCCAATAGTTGCGACGTGGTGCCCACCAATTGAGCGGATAAACCACGGAAAGTGTCACTGCCTGCTGATACTGCCGCTGAAATCACCGCTGCGCTCAAGGCACCCGCAGGAACCCACGTAGGAGGAGCACCTATACCGGATACAACGGTCCGTGCCGCTGTTCCTGGCAGAATCGTAAAAGTATTTTGGGATGGCGTAACAGAACTACCGCCAAGAATTGTCCCAACCCCAATGCTTGTGGGAACGTGCCCTGCATTGTCGCCGGTTGAAACCACAAGATTATTTATCCAGGCAGAAAACGGGATGTATGTAGCATAATAGAAACCTCCCTCAACTGCATTCCCAAACCAGGGATATGAGCGATTCGCTGCCCAGCCACTTGCGCCGCCATATGTTCCGATGATCCCGCCCACAAGGGTCATGTTCGGACCAGTCATGCAGGTAGGGCAGGAGATTACCGGCGCTGTAGTACCAGTAGAAACAACGGGCGAAGTTGCCGTGACTCCCGTAACGCCAGTATTAGCGATAGTCAGGGTATCAGGAGCGCGTGTCAAAGAAATGCCCGTTCCCGCAACAAGCGTGGCATTGTGGCAGTTGGCATCCCACGCGCTGCCTGCCGGGACCACGTACACAAAGCAGGATTGGCCCTGATCTATAGTGAGAGTTGCCCCCGGCGTGCCCCCATTCTTGCTGATCTGCCAAGTCGTGGGCGTAACCGTAACCGCTGTCGAGGAGCCAGTAGTATGG